AAGCAGACAGCACTGGCACACAACTGCTTAACACCTTGACAGATGTAAATGCTGGTTCACCACAAAATCTACAAGCCTTGGTATGGGATAGCGGAACAAACAAATGGATCGCAGGCGATGTTGTGCAACAAGGTGAATTCCTAGATGGTGATTTTAGAGGGTCGGTATTCGGTGACGATAGTACTTTAATTGTAGACGGTCTACGCAACACTATCACAGCTAGTAAAATCACAGTAACCGAAATTGCATCCACTACTGAAGCAACTAATTTTAAATCTACTCAATCTGGACATAGGCATATAAACATTACTTCTATAGACTCTGGTACTGATAATAACCATGAACCAGTTATAAATTGTTTTCGAGAATCACCAGATCCGACTACTAGAGTTAGCCATGTACACGGTGGTATAACATTTAAAGCAATTAATGCAAGTAGTCAAGCAATCTCTAATTATGGTTATGTGCTAGGTACTGGAAAGAGAATTGTCTTCTCAAGTAATGAAAACGGTGTATTTGACAATGAACATTCAATGGCATTTGAGGAGAAGAAATTTGGTGTTGGTACTAGACATCCGTCTTATACATTAGATATACAAGGTGAAGGTGTATTTACTAATTATCTACGTCCTGGAGTATTTACTAACGCTACTACACGTGATGCTGCAATAACAACACCTATAGAAGGGGCAATGGTGTTTTTACAGGATACAAAAAAGATGCAGGTGTATGTGCTTGATACAGGACTTGCAGGTGGTGGTAGTGCCAACACGACAGCCGGATGGCATAACATGTATTAATATGCAATACATTATATTTGTATTACAAATCATTGCATATCTTTCACTTTTACCATTATTCTTGATAAATGATATACATCATTACATTTTAGCAATACTAATATATTTTTTCATGAATGCAATAGGTATGTCTATGACCTATCATAGATTGCTTAGCCATCGTTCCTTTACATGTAATAAACTAATAGAATATATAGGCACTACATTAGGTGGATTAGCATTAACTGGAAGTGCTATTACCTGGGTAGCTATGCATAGACAGCATCATAAATATTCTGATTCTGCAAAAGATCCTCACAGTCCTGATAATTTGGGATGGGTTAGAGTGCAATTTAAAACAGCATTTTCTAAAATAAATGGAAAAAATGCCGTCGATTTGATGAGAAATAAATTTTACATATTTCAACATAGGTATTACTTTGGTATTATAATAGCGTATGCCACGTTATTAGCTTTTTTGAATCCATTATATGTAATCAGTGCTTTTTTAGCTCCAGCAGGTCTCACTTTATTTTTTGGAACATTAGTATTAAGTTCATGTCATAAAGACTATAAACCTAGAACTATTCCTTTTTTGGCTATTGTTACGTTTGGTGAATCATATCATTTAGAACATCATAAAGATGCTAGAATATTTAGACTACATAAATATGATATCACTGGATGGATTATAGAAAAGTTTATACATGATAAGACCACAATACTGGGCAAAGTCAATTAGCTCAGTACCTTTTATATACTGGAATTGTAAATGCAAAAATGGCGAAGTCGTTGGAACTTACCAGTTATTCAACGATTGGATAATGTCAGAGTTGACATCGACAAACTCAGAAGAGACTCAGAAGAATTTTCCAAAGGAAAAACTTGGGATGGGTTAGGCAGTGAATATGCATCACTTTGTGAGACACATACACGGCTACCTAAAATGTTTTTTAAAGAAGAAGAATTAGATAACGTAGATTGTGTATGCGACTTAAATTGGAAGAAAACTAGTTACCAGCAATTATCACTCACAGAATTTGACGAATCATATACACTAGATCAACGAAAAGAAAAAAGTAACTCTGTATGGGATCACAGAATTGCCAAAAAGAATAAAGAAGCAGATGAGCGTTGGTTTAGAAAAATAAAAAACGATGTGCCAGACTCATTTAGAGATTTATTCAAATTGTTTGATGACAAAGTTCATAGAACACGTTTTGCAAAATTATCACCTCATTCTGAAGTAAAGCCGCACATTGATTATGATACATTATATGGTGTACGCTTACACATTGCTTTTGAAACTAATAATGATTGTGTAAATGGTGGTTGGGATAAATATGGATTAGAAACTAAAATAAATATCCCTGTAGATGGCAGTATTTGGTTTATAAATCCTGGAGTAAAACATTATGCTATAAATGGCGGGGACACAGAACGGAATCATTTAATTTTAAGTTTAGACAGTCAAGAATGCTTATCACAAAACTCTTTATAGCGTGCCATCATATTCTATTTCTATATGGCTTCTACCTAATTGGATCTTATCAACTTTTGTTTTTTATTATGTCTGGTATATTTTTTATAAGAGTAATATCAGAAGAAATAATGCACAAAGGATTAAGTCATCAATTGTACAAACCTAATAACAAGTTTGATATCATTTGGAATTTATGTTCAGTACTACTATGCCAAGGTTCGGCTGTTGGTTGGTGCAACATACATCGGCAACATCATACTTACACAGACACAGAAAGAGATCCACAGAGTGTAGACCATAATGTATTATTAAAAGTTTATCTTGGTTTATTTAAGTCAAGTCCAAAAAATAAAATTATGGTAAAAGATTTGATAAGAAGAAAAGGCTTTAGTTGGACACACAAACATTATAACGAACTGCATATTTTATTATGTGTCATTGCTTACACTATCAATCCTTACTTATTACTAAGCATTATAAGTCCGGGAATAATATTTGCATTCCATGGGGCAGGTTTAATTAATGGATTTTCACATGCCAATAAGAGACCAGTAAATAACATATTTTTAAGTTACTTTATCACTTTTAGCAGAGAACTTCATTTAGATCATCACACAAATCCACTCTCAAAAAAATATTCATTATTTAATATTTCATAATATCTGAGAACACATTATAATTTTTGTATTCATCAGGTATTCCATTCCAACTTATTGGATCATGCGTAACCCCTTTAAATATCAATTTGTCAGAATCCATTTGAAACATTAAATTAATTCTATCAACATCTGAATAATGAAATGCTCTATGGTAAGTGCCAATATTTACAAAGTAGGCATAACCTGCATAAAGTCTATATAAACTATTCTTACCTGCTTCATAAAATACAATATGAACTGATTCATTTAATGGAACCATACATCTAAAGCCGTGCAGTGTATATCTATCGTGATCAATATGATATTTTGTATTCCAACCTAAATAAGCAGTTGCATATTGATGCCTAAAGCATCCTACACTAAAATTTTCAAAAAACTCTCTTGTAACAGGTTGTATTATATCTAGCAAATCATTAGTGCCTTCTTTGCGCAATCCATAACCTTGATAGTGACCTTTTTTAAATCCTACCTCTTTTAAAACTGTCCATATATCATCTGATTCTAAATTATCCGGTAAAACTTGGATTCTTTTTTTAACATAATTCCGTCCAATTTGCTCAATATGATATAATGCTTCGGTGTGCAATTGCGGAACACAATCAACTTCATTTAATCTGACAACATTAGGATAATTTTTTGGAAATCCTAAATTAGTTGTTACTGGCATAGATTCGTACGAACCATATCCAAAAATATCATTTTTTACTAGTTTATCCTGTAATTGCATAATCTTTAAATTTTTCTTGGGACTTACGTATTAATGCATTATGCTTGTCATTATAAAGTCCAAATATACTTATTATTAATTTTTTAGGATCACTAAGTGTTGCACCATGCTTAACTTGTGATTCTTTAATAGCAAATATCTTATTTTTATTTGGTAATTTTATATATTGTTTTGGTTCTACATAAAAGCTATCGAACGAGTTAGAAATAACAAGCCATTTATAACACATTTGATTTGGTATGCTATTTTCATACTCATGAACATCATAGTGTAACGGCACATCTTTAATTTGTCTTAGAATATTTACATGAGTGATTTTTTCAAAAGGCAACAACTGTAATGTACTTTTAACATTAGATACATTAGAAATATTAGGATGCCATTCAACACTTACTTTGCTATTATATCTATTATTCCAATTAGCATTATATTCTTCTATTGAAGACTCGTAAATATTTTTAGCGCAAATAGTCCAATAATACCATAATCCTGTGTAATGAAGTTTTGCATTTTTATCCATATAAAACTGCAATAAATCTTCATTGATTTTTGGAGTTTGAATATCAATTGGTGTGTATAATAAATTCATTGATTTTATCACAACATTGTGTGAAAGATGTTACTTTGCTTGGTAAAACTGATATTAACCGTTTTTTCATTCCTAATGTATAAGCATCTTGTAAAGCATTTACACCAAACAATTTTTTAACATTTAAAATGGCGCTTTGAAATTCATTTGTTCTTGCTAATACCATAGACAGATATATAAAACATATTGTGGCTATTTCTAATTTTAAAGGCTTATAAGATAAGTTGTCCCAATCAACTACATAATTTCCAATTACATTCATATATTGCAAATCTCCATGAGATAATATGATATCGTTATTTTCAAATAAATCCATATACTCATGTTGCATCTCATATTTTTCTAATCGCGTATCTGCCACTTGAATCTGCGTAATAAATTGATAAACATCGTTAAAAAAGTATATAGAATCTATTAAACTTATTTCATTATATTTTATAAACTCTAACTCAATATATCCTAAATTATTACATATCTTTGACTCATACATTTGTGGAACTTTGAATATATCACTATTCCAACTAGCGGCCAATTCATATCTGAACACTGCATCTTTATAAATACTTAAATTTTTGTATATCTTAAAAAATTGATTATCATGAGTTTCAACTGCATAATTTCCATGTTTTACAAAATTACTTCCTTTATACTCTTTTCTAATATTCATAAACTGTTCTTTAATTCGTTAATATCAAAAGAACTATCTAAAGGAATATAAAACAAACTTTGCTGAACATTCTGATATTTAACCTTGTCATAATATTTTACCAAAGACAAATTAATAGACGAATGTGATTCATTGTGCCTTTTCTTACCTTTTATATTTTTAACAAATGCTTGCATCTTTTTACTATGAGCAAAAATTGTAAAAAATAATCCAGCTTTTCCTAAATTAGTAGCTATACTTTTATGTTTATCAACTAATCCATTATCACGCCACATACACATACGAATATTTTTATCTAATCGATGTGATTTGAGTATATAATGAAATACGCCAAATTTTATGTAACGGCCGTGTTCAATTGCTCCGCTAAAAGCAACAATTTTATCATTATCTAAAACTGCTAAAATATGATGGAATTTTGTTTTTAAAAATTTTGCTGCAGAAAATCTATAACCATCTTCAAATGTATTATGATCGTTTGGCATCATACTATATGTATACGACATATCTTTATATGCTCGATGATCAAAACCTACACAATCTTCAAATAAAACTGAAAACCTAAATTGATCCAATAAATCATTATTGAGTGAATTGTTGTAAACCTGTATATTCAACGGCATAATCTGTTTTACCTTTATCTAGTAATGGACACGGTGGTGGAACAACTTTAGGTGTTACAGGCTCTAACCTTTCTTTATCATATTCAGATAAATTATTATAAAACTCTTTTGGCAATGATAATTTTAAGTCTTCTAATTGCGTTATAAATCTAGGCAAGAGTTGTAAGAAAAATCCAGATCTTGGAACATTGGTTTTATTTGCTGCTCCAGCATGCCACATAGCTCCAAAATATAAAACTAAATCACCTGGCTCAGATATTATTTGCTTACAATTATCCCAAAATGTTATATCAGGATATTGACATTTCTTTTGCGATCCTGGATAATATAACGTGCCACCATTTTCTTGTGTAAATTCTGTTAAACACACAATAGCTTGTAAATTCAGAGGAAAAGATGTATTTGCCATAGATGACCATCTATCCTTATATCGCAAAGCTAGATACGGATAATCTAAATGAGGTTCTTGTGTTATATAACCTGGCATCAGTGTTAGTGATGTCATTGATCCTAAATGATATCCACCACCTAGCCACTTCTTAGCAACTTTATCTATGTAATCAGATTGTACAATATGCCAAATTTTTTCATCTAACTGTATTAACCTTGAAAAATTAATACGCTGTCTTTTATTGCCTACACCAGAATTGTATAAATCTATTGATTCTGTTTGTATAGTGTTTCTATAATCAGCAATAACATCTTGTGGGAAAACTTGTTTGATGTGAACTAATCCATCACCATGCATAAGTTCATTTATTATTACATCGTCATTAAAATATTGTTTATCAATAATCATACTTTTATCTGTTTTATAACAAACGCAGGAAAATCCCATTCCCACGGTTTTTCTTTTGTATTCCAATTATTTGGATATTGATGATGATTATTGTGCCACCCTTCACCAATAGTAAGAATATTCGCTATCCAGCTATTTGTAGATTTATCATTTGTGTTGTAAGTTCTATATCCATGTGTATGAGTTACAAAGGACAAGATATATCCACTCATTAAACATAAAAAGTTTGGTATTGCATATAAGCTAAAGAAAAAATAACTACCAAACGACAAATCTATAAATAAATAAGCACTTATGATGATACCATGCATCATAAAATAATTATAATGATAAAATCGCAAAGTATCATTTCGTAATTCTTTTATAATCATTGCTTTTCTAATAGGCACTTTCCATAATCCAAACACAATTCTCCATATATTATTAGTATGGGGGCTGTGAATATCCTTGTCTGTATCAGCATAAAGATGATGATATCTATGTTGTCCGACCCATGAAATTACGCTACCTACACCAATATAATGAGAGAAAAACGCTAAAACTTTTTCCCAGAGTTGACTTGTCGTAAATGTATTATGTCCGTAGTACCTGTGGAGCCCTACATTGCCACCTAAAGTGACTAATATCACATACATTATTAATGCAAATAATATCCATTCGTAGGACAAAACAAAGCATCCTATAACAGTAGAAATGAAAAATATATATTGTAAAATTCTAGTTTTCAACCCTAAATTATTAAGCATATAAATATTTATATGATGTTTCATAACAACGATTACCTGTTGAGCTTTTCTGTACCAATTAATACTTCTATCTTACTCAATGAATACAATAGTGTTAAAGAGAATGCTGTTGATTACTCTGATCATAGACCGAGAGCATCTTTTAATAATTGGAAAATGGTAAAACATGATTTTCCATATGCAAAAGAATTAATTAAATTTTTTAGACTTGAAAAATTTGATGTTCGTCCTAGATTTTACTTGTTAAATAAAAATACATTATTAAAACAACACGTAGACAATGGAACACTATGTTCTTTGAATTTTATATTATCCTATGAGAATGCACCTATAAACTTTCGAGAAAAAGAATTTATTTACAAATATGCTCTTATAAATACCCAATCACATCACGGAGTTAGCCATCCATCTCCTGAAGATAGAATACTATTCAAATTAAGTGTTATGGATTTGTCATATCACAAAACAAAATTAATAATAGAAGATGTATTATCAAACACTTAAAAATATAGTTAATTGTAAGAGTTTATCTTTAATAACATAACTAATCAAATAATAAAAAATCTTGATTACTATTGTTTACAAAAATATCACAATTAAAAGTTTTACGCAAAAATGAAATTTCATAAAAAGAAAAAAAATGTTTACTTATTTCATTATAACATAATTCTGATATAGAAATTCTGTCATTATCAATTAAGTAAAAATAATCACAATCTATATTAAGTCCTGTACAGTAACCATAATCTTTATATCTTTTATCAAAAACCCATTTTTTTATTTTAACATTATCATTAGATACAAAAGATAATATTATCTTTTTAGATAAATTTTGTAAATAATTTATTGTTTGCTGAAAAGTAAAAAAATCAGTATGTGTAAATACGCTGTATGCAAAACAAATGTCAAATTTTTCTTCTAATATAGGAAAAGGCTCATTTATATTGCCTTCATTATACATAGGACTAAAACGATTATAGTGTATAAAATGAGCATTTGGAAATTCAATTTTTCCTTGTTGTATTGCTTCTTTTTCTACATCAATACACGTATAATTTTCTTGTTTAATTTTACCTTGACTAAAATACAATAAATTTCCCCTGTTTCCTCCATAATCTAATATTTTTTTATTTGTATAATTTCCAGCAAATTTTTCAAACAAACTAAATCTATTTGTGCTGTGATTTCGTGGATGCATAGTTTATTAATTTAAATTGTAATTATTTTAGATACAGGACTTCCATGACTTTTTGCTTGACCTGGTCTTCTTTTTTCGTAAAAGTGCACTTCTGTAATTTCTTCATTTAATATTCTTCTTTTTGTTTCCTGACATCTTACGCCTGTCCATCTTGTTTTATCTTCTTTACCAATACATAATAATATAATAATGTTTTCATTATCATTTAAGTAAATATTGCCATTATTATTTACTAAATTATTATCATGTATTCCACCAATACCTACAAATGCAGTATCATATCCTAATTCTTGAGCTTTCAACTGTGCCCAACTACAAGATAACATGCAATCTCTTATTACGGTTGTTAATAATGCAATACGATTATTTTTCACCAAATTTTCAAGAGTATATCTATCCATTTGATCTCTAGTAGTGAAAAATAAATCTTTTTTATTACTATCTGCTATCCATTGTCCTACAAATGCAAGCACTAAGGGAGCTTCTAGTTGTTTAAGTTGTTGAACATTTTTAATTTTCGGTGTGGTAATATACGACCGATCGAAGTCGTAAGAATTTACTTGTTTATCTTTATCAATATTCCATGTACATACACAAACATTTTCACACAGATGTTTTTTAAATTTCTTACCGTCTTCAGTGTCGGTAATAACCATTATATTATATGGATTTAGGCAATTTTTACTAGGAGCTTTCATAGCTGCCTCAACAATTAGATTTGTATGTTCCTCTCTAACAACATTATCTAAAAATAATCTAACAGTATGTCTTGTATCAAATAAGTTATCTATCATCTGTGTAAACATCCCTAGCTATTTACACATCCTATTAAATGAATTCTTTGCTGTTTCGATCCATTAATAAATGTATGTGTTTCTGTTGTATTTATCTTGTAAACTTTTCCAACTTCCAAATGAAATCTTTGGCCATGTTCAGGAAAATAAAAAACACATTGTGGATCTGTAATGATAGGAATGTGTACTCGCCAAGTACCATCTTGATGGAAAGAATAACAAGTTTTTTGGTTTTTAACCATAACCCTAGTTCTAAACAAATTTAAATCACAAACAATTTTTTCAATTATAGTGTTTTTAAAAATTTGATTGAGAAATTTAAAATCCTGCTCAACAGTACCTTTAGGGTATAATTTCAAACTTTCTAAACCATCAATTAAATTCCAAGGATCTAGCACATTTAATCTCGTTTGGACGCTAAAACCATCCATTCTCAACGGTAAATCCTTGTACACATAGCTATTTACAATTTTTAACAATTGATTTATATCTATATTATAATTAATTACTTTTATTAATTCCATTTTTTTCCTTAGGAATTTTTGAATCAGCACTAGACACACAACTTTCAGTTATGCAAATTCGTGGTTTTTCTAATATCTTAAAGCCAGTTTCAATATTACCTAACGGTGCATCATGACAACTGTAACTACGTTTTATACTTCCATCAGGTTCTCTAATAATTATACCTTGATATCCTGCATTACATGTCCAGCCTTTAAATTTATTAAAATTAAATGCATTTAACCTCTCTGCTTGATCAATATACCATTTTTTTCCATTAGAATCTTCAAATTCAACCTGCATATGCAAAGGCACTGACGCATCATTTTTTAACATACTACCTGGATGCAATGCAAATTTAGGTTTTGGCCTTGCTTGCCATTTCCGCTTACTTTCTGTATAGGCACGCTGCGGCATACCATTCCACAATTTTTTTAATTGATCATCTGTATAACCATCAACTACACGACTTGCTGTAGGATCACTTTGAGGTTTTAGCGTTACATTTATTCCTTGTTCATGGAAAAAAAGTGCATTTTCCCAATCTCTGTCAAACCAGTCTGGCACCATTACTTGATTTATTGTAATTTCAACATCATACTCTTGACATAAATTTAATTTATCTGCAAAATTTTGCATTTGTTCTTTAGTTCGAATATGCTCAGTATGTAAACTTGCGGTAATACTGGCTCTATGAAATTTTTTTGAATGTCCAATATATTGTTTGAACCATTTTATGGGTCTGGAACAATTACTTGTCATATGTATAGACGTAAAGTTAGTGCTGGATACATCATCTGCCAAATATTTTAATATATCCAAATAACCAGGATGAAATGTTGGTTCACCACCTGAGAGAGAAAAATGGAACGAATTATATCCGTTTTGTCTTGCTTGACGTTTGATTTCGTCTATAGTTTTTAAACATAACTCTGTAGGACGATGATCTTTAGTGTTGGATCTGGCATAAGGCCAACAATATGTGCAACGATAATTACAATATCTACCTAACAACCAACTGACCGTAAATAAATCTCTGTATTTCAAAGTCCTTTGCCCAAAAGAAACTATATCATCAAAAGGTATTTTTGTAAAATCGTAATTAGACCAACTTAATTTTTCCATTAGGAAAATTTCTTTGTAATATTAAATCGTATCCCGCCTTTTAATTTTGTGTTGCTATATTTATTATTTCCTGTAACATGTGGTTGATACGGATCAAATAAAATTATGCTCCCTGGAATAAATGGCAAAATGTTTTCTATAATCATTCCATTATATGTATCTCTCGGTAAATGACATAAGCGTTTGTTATAAATCTCATCCGTAATATTATTGACATCTAATTCAATTTGTTTACCAAATTCATCAACCCAAGGCAATATATTGTAATTATCAACATTTTTTTGATAAGTCATTTTTACATCGTTAACCTGATTACTAAAGTTACACTCCCATCCAAACAATCTGTTTCTAAAAAATACAATTTCAGCATGTGGAGTTGTTTGGGATTTACATACAAATAATGGCAAAATGAAACTTTTTACTGATAATTGATTACAATCAAAATATAAAGATGGATTACAGCTATCCATGTGTAATGCATAATTTGTTGCAGTAATATATCCATTTCCACTTAAATAATATTGATTTTCATTTAACCAAGGATACAATAATTTTAACTTTGGATATAAAATTTCTGTATATTTATCTGTATCAAACTTTTCAAATTTCAATGTACCCCCATTATAGTGTCGATATCGAGAAAATGTTCTAAATAAATCAATAAAAATTGTGTCTAACTCTTTATCTGTAAGAAAATTATTTACAACTGATGATTTTTCTAAATATGTAGATAGTTCATTCTCATGCTGTGTTGGCCATTTTTGTCTAGGTTGCATTGGAGTAATTTTTAACATATTATTTGTATAGGAATATCATGTGATTCAACCAATTTGGTTGCATTTGTAAAAGATTCTAACCATGCAGAGCCAAAATTATAAATATATTTGTCCTTTGATTGTGTTATATTATAAATATCTTTTATTTGTTCTTCCATATTATTATTAATGGCTTTAATTTTTTCAATTGATTTAGAAAAATTATAATTACTTACGTGTTGAATATATTTTAAATGTTCATTTGGTGTCGGATGACAATCATCAAAGTACTTATGAATTTTTTTGCAATCCGCTTTTTTATTTTCTAAATTATTATTCCATAAATATGCATAATAATCTTTAGGCATAATATCAATTATACTACTATATGTGTTTTTTAAAACATCTAATTTTTTGTTTACTACAATAGTATTATCAAATTGATCAAAAATATCAAAAGGATTAATCATACAAAGAAATTGTAAATTTGTTTTGCTTTTTAATAGCTGATACACAAAATAAATTTGTGCATAATCTCGTAACAAACAATGTTCTATAGAATTATATTTTCGAACAAACTTTCTATCGTAAATCTGTTGTGTGCTTAAATTACCTGGCAAAATCCATTCCTGTTTGCTTGTATATCTATCTTCTCTAAACACATTTGTCCAACAAATTACCACTAAATCATGTTTATTAAATTGGAAAAAATTATCAGCTTGTGCAATTATGTTACTGATGTACATGTTACCAGCTCCAGATTTTCCAAAATTGTAATAAGTGCAATTTAGATCATACGCTATTATATCTGCCCAAGTAGGCCATTTATATTTTGTAAAACTACAACCAAAAGAAAAAAAACGATCTATAGAATCTTTATACATATCTGCCAAATGCCCAGTATCTTTCCTTACACCACCAACATTTTCCACAATGATTTTTATAATTATCTGTAACATCATGCATACCTTCGCAAGAATATGTTACGGGAAATAGTGTTTCCAGTGTATTAGTTTGTTTATATAATTCTGCAACAAATCGTTTATCAACACAATCAAATGGACGACTTGGCATTGGCTTATCTTTGATCTTATCTCTATCTATTACCCTCCATTTTGTTAAAAAATCATGTTTTATCATCTCTTTTTCAGGTGGATTAGCTGTTACTCCATATACAAATTTAAAAGTGCCAACACTGTTTTCTTCTAATCTTCTGTGTAAATCCCTAACATGCTCCTTTTCCTGTTCAGAAGTTTGTTTTTCTAATTGATTTTTTGGTTGTGGATCTATGAAATGATACAAAAATACATTTTTTCCAAGTATTTCATTAATTTTGTCTATAACCAACCTAGACCTCCAGATATTCCAATTTTTTGGAAACGGTTGAGGATAAGGTCTTTCTCTCGTAAATGGCAATATCCTGGTATATGAAGTTGATTCAATTATATCCTTTGCGATTAAATATGTTAATATTGCACTATCAGCTCCTCCACTCAAAGAACACCCCAGCACATCTACATCAAGATCAGGAGTATAACAAAACCCATATCTATTTTCATACTTCATCATATAAATATTCCTTTAAAATAGGTAGTGAACAATTTTTATATGTAAATCCTCTTATCAAATCTTGCTTGTTAATTTCATTTAACACGATATCTTTTAAATTTTTTTTATTGCCACTAGCAGGTAATATGTTTTCTACATACTTAATTATATTCGAAAAACTAATATCACAAGTATAATCATTTGAATTTAGTTGAAGGTCATCATTTACAAATGTGTGTAATAATTTATTACGTACTGCTAAAGGTAGTAAATTTACACTCCAAGGACTGTTACTTGGTTTAAGACTTGTATCAAAATATATAAATTCTAAATTGTTATACTTTTTTTTATAGTAGTGAAACCACGAACGTAAATTTGGTAGGCACTCAATATTTAAATTCATTACCAAACAAGATATATTAAATTTTATGTTTGGTAAGTTATCAATACTTGATAAAATTGTGTTTTCAAACGTTAACCATTTACTAGGCCAACGAATATAATCATAAATGTTTGATATTCCGTCTATACTATATTTTATCTGTGTGTTGTTTAACTTCTTTAAAATTGGTAAAAAATCTTTATGGATGACCGTACCATTTGTAGTAATTACAATGTATATATCTGGATTATATTTTGCAGCTAATGATAATATTTTTATAAAATCTTTATTCAAAAAAGGCTCTCCGCCTGTAAATTTAAGCACTTTCAATGTTGTAATATTTTTTTGTATATATGTACTCAAAGTTTCATCAACAGTTTTTTGAAAACTTTTATTTACTCGCCATGCAGATGGAATATTTTTATCTTGTAAATCACTTACTAAATCAGATATTTTTGTGCTTGAATTCCCATTACACATAACACAGGCTAAATTGCAAAAATTACTTGTTTTCAAATCAAAAAATATCGGCTGCGGATTTTCATAAAAATTTTTAGTTATATTTAAATTTCTTTTATTATCATGATATTCACGCAAAGCTCCTAATCTTGGACTATCTAAATTTTTTTCTTCTTGTATCCAACATCTCTTACAAAGATTATTTTTTTGTCCAGTGATAAGATCTGAACGCAATTGCGTCATTACTGCGCCATAAAACCAAGTATTCCATCTGGTATTCTCTACTGAATAATTACCTACAACATCAGCATTACAACATGGAGCGTATCTTCCACGAACATTATAAAAAGCATGAACAAAAGGTAACGGACATATAGTATCCATACAGTATTTAGAAATGTCTATATTTTTTAAATATTGATAAAATTTTTGTTTTGTCATGTTTCTATTTTTTCTTTCAATTCAATTAAAGAAGGAATAGTATTGTAAATATCAACATGCAATTTATCTTCTGCATAATCTAAATATTTTATCAATTTTGTTATTGTATTTTTGTGCGGCTTAATATCTTTCAATATTGCATTACATAAATTCTGCATATTTTTTTGAGAATCATAATTTTTTGAACGAATTTTTTTAACTACATTTTCTCGCATTGCCATAGGCAAATTATACAATGTCATGTAATCTGGTTGAGTACAGATTGTATAATTAAATAAACATTCTTGTCTTACCATCTGTAATTTTTTATTAAACCATTCTAAGTAATCATATAAACCTAAAGTATTGATCACAGTAAAAGTAGGGACTACCCTGATAATCCAATCTTTATGTAGTTCTTGACTAAATTTTAAAATATTTTTTTCTACAGTTTTCCAATTACTTTTTACTCTTTGTATTTCATTCCACGAATTTACTCCATCAATACTACAATGTAATCTTCCAGTTTTATATTGATTAAGTTTCTGGATAATTTCATCATCACACAAACTTACATTTGTGATAAATTTTAAATCTAAAGTGCAAGGAATATTGTCTAAAAGTGTAAAAAGTTGTTTTTTATTGTAAAATGGCTCTCCTCCTGCCAAACTAATAGATTTTAAATTTACACAATCACTTATAAAATTCATTATCTTGTTGAATTTAGTAGGTTCCCTCATCCAACTCACGTGTGGATTAGGATTTTTATTAATCTTTCCCCAAAGATGGCTGTCACGTTCGCCACACATAAGACAAGTGTAATTACAAACATTTCCAATTCTCAAGTCAATATATTCTACTTGCCTTGGATCTAATTCAGCTGTAATTTTATTTTTTATCGGCCACATGGTATTCATGTTATCTTTGTGGCTTGCAAACAGATTGCCTATATCAAAACAAGCTGTTTTACATCCTTGGATAATTTTTCCTTGTAATATTTCTTGCCTACCTTTAACCAAACTATCTGCATTATAATGCCATCCAATAGGATCTCTACTAACACAACAATAAGAAAATTCTCCTGTATTTTTTATTTGAACTGTGGTCCAAGGTGCGCTACAAAAAGTCATAAATCTTTTAAAAGTGGAAAAATATTATCAAATTTAGAAGTCCACCCTCTTTGCTGATTTATTGTAGCGATCCATTCTCTTGTTTCAGGTAACCGTTCACTCCAATCTTCAGAATTCATAAAATTTATTATACCATTAAATCTTTTAATGCCATAAGGAGCATTTTTCCATGTCTCTAAATTTATGTTTGCTTGTGACACTCCTGTAAATTTGTCATAATTATCAATTAACCAAGGAAAAAATTCATAAAGGTATTTATTGGAAATTTTTTCCTTAAGATTTTTCGGTAATACTTTTACATTTAACTGCGGGGGCCAATATGCAAAGTGCATATTAATTCCACCGGCTCCTAGTGGCCATTTGTTTATTTTTTGGAAATTTTGGTTGACCTTCCATTTTACTAACTCTGGTATATAACCTATATTTAATGCCATAATAGTAGTAGCTATAGTCACTTCTATTTTATCATTAGTTTTATCTAATTTCCAAAAAACATCCTCTTGATGTTTCCAATTTGAGGGATAACGAATATAATCATTTTGTTTCCCGTAAGCATCAATTGAATAATGGAATCTCACTCTTTTAAATTCATTCCATAAATCAAACAAATCATCTCTCCATTCAACTGCATTACTATTATAGCGCAATTCAATATTTTTAGCATAATTTTTCCTGACGCATTCTTCTAATAAACTATAATGCTCATCTATAATTAAACTTTCTCCACCAGCAAAATATAATTGATACATATGCGGTATTTGTTGCATTAAATCGTCCCAAAACAAAGGGTTGTTCTTATGCCAATTATATGACGAACCATGTGATAAACCTTTATTATCCCAACTTTGATTCTTTATTAGCCTATTATTTTTTAATTTAGGAAAAATCTGTGTCCAATCCTTGATCCATCCAGACGAATCATGTGGTGAACACATTACACAAGCAAGCTGGCATTTACTGCCCATACGTAGATCGATATATCTAATTTTAGGCTCTACAACACCATCAATTGATGTTTCAGATACAAGTTGCTGTATATCATATCTTTTACTCCAGTAATCTGTTTCCCAATTACGTTTTGATATGTGGCCTGCTGCTTCTTCTTTATAACATTTGATACAACTTTCTGGTTGTTTTCCTTGCAACATTAATTTACGCACATTTCTCATATAACCACTATTCCAAGCATCAGCCAATCTTGTGTTGTTAAAATTTACAGATTCTCCTTTATCATTCTTCAACACACCAACCTCACCTCCCCCCGATTTTTTAGTAGAGTTTGGATCTTGTACAGAACTTGCATTAGATGTACAACAGGTTCTCATTTTTCCATCTGGCCTACTTGATAGATGTATCCAAGGTAGAATACAAAAAGTTGGTGAAATTTCATTTTTAGGTAATTTACTCATATTGAATTCACGAAAATTGTTCAGTGAAGGGATCAAATTCTATGCCACATTTTACAGCACAAACTTTTAATTTTCCATTATCACAAGATTTTATTTTCCAACTTTTTTCTATTTTGTCAAAAATACCAGAATCAAATACATTTTTTAATCCATTCTTTGCATTTATACTATCTTTATCATCAATAAATTTCCAAATTTGCTCAATCTTTGGATCATTATGCCACCATTTATACATCCTACCAGCAGTCCAACAGCAGGGCAAAGCTAATCCTTCTGCAGTAATAAATAAACTACCTATTTTTTTTACCTTACAATTTATCGGTACAGTGTCATAATACAAATCCATAGAATGGTGTTTTTGTACAAGTTGATTAATTTTAGACAACGCTGAATTTTGATATTTTTTTTCCGGTTTAGTAAGATTAAATATATTTTTACCTTTTTTATTAATAGATTGGTGAGAATCTTTTGGTTCCAAATTAGAAGTAACAAATCTTCCTGTTTTTTTAATTTGAAAACGTTCACAACCCCATTTATCTGCCATATCTTTTGCTTGTTCTATTTGATGTTGATTGTGTTCAAATACTATGTAATCCCAACGTGCTCTTCCTCCTGCACCTATAAATGCTTTCACATTTTGTTCTATATTTTCCCATAATACTCCTTGGCGATAAAGATGATTTGTATCTTGAAGTCCATCAATAGAAAAAATTACTGCAGCTGAACCACGTAACACTTTTGCAAGATCTTTCCACCAATTCTTGTCTCTTGCTCCGCCATTTGTGTTCATCGATAACCACATTGTTTTATTAGTTGTGCGAAAATAATCAAATATTTCTAAAGTATCGTTAGCAATAATAGGATCTCCTAGATTGCCACACATATACATTGTGTTTAATTGCATTATAAACTTTTTATCAAATATTTTTTTACAATCTTGTAATGAAAGTTCATCTAAATTTATATGCGGATTTATCTTACCTCCATTTTGATTTCTATCACACATAGGGCAGCTAGCTTGACATTTTTGTGTCACTTCTAAATGTATTTGCTTGATATCAGAATATTTGTACAATTAAAAAACCTTGTTATGGTATAAATCAATGTAGCAGGTATTATCAATTTTTTGCCATCTATCAAATATTTTTTGAAGTTTATGATCTGAATGCATAGCAGTAAGTGGACAAAACATAGGAGTATTATCTATTATTTCATGTACTTCATATTGATTTAATTTAGCATGATTATAAAAAGGATTCATATCTTTAACTGCTAGTAAACGTTCAACTTCTATACAAAATTTATCAAATCTATCACTTGTATCATTGTCAAAATCATAATTGATGTAAGGATTGAGCGTCACTCCTAGTTTAGCTATTCGTTTATACATACCTGGATAACCCAAAACAAGATTAGGCTTAGCAAGTAAAAAAGGTCTCCAAGTTTTTTCAGTAATAAACTTGTAAAATTTCATTTCACTATAGCTACCAGTTTCTATACCGAATTCCCAATGGGTCTTAAAATATTCTGAACAAAGAGGAAATCTAGATGTTTTTTTTAAATTATTTTTATGACGATATGCAAAATTATAATAACTTTTGTGTAAAAATTTTTCTATAAAGTTATACCATAATCTCCTATAAATTGTGTCTTTGCCAATAAGAGTTATGAATTTTTTCTGCGGTGTATATTCAAAATTATTGATATCATACAATGTATCTATAAAATATTTACATCTATGTAAATGCCATGTAGGTAGCATAAACAAATTTCCAAACTGATTTTGCTCACTACTACTACATATTATAATATTATTACGTAAAAAAGATGCAGTGACGCCATATCTATGTTGGAAATGTTCCCAAGGTTCGTTTGGGATGAAAACAAATTTATTTAGGCGGCAAAAGTTTTTTAGCCTTTTTATATTATATCCAAGTTTACCAATAATAAATGAATTTAATATTCCTATATCATCTCTAATATTGTGTATATTTACATATCCATATATATCACTCATGTAATTCAACTTTTATACGGGAAAATCCTAATTTATGAGTATAGTATACATACTTATATTTTGTATTAACAAATGTGCCGCCTGGTTTGATTAAAGATAAATTATATACGATAGCTGCATTATTTTGTTTATTTTTTGTTATTTTAAGAAAACTTTTATAACTGTTTTTTACACAGGAAAAAAGATGAAATCCACAAAAAAAGATATTTTCATATCCTAATTTATTTAAATTTAATTGCCATTGTTTATCATAAATGTTACCATCAAATAAGTCAATATATTGAGTTATAGGATCCCAAGATAAATGGTATATATGATAGGAAAATTTATTTTTAATTTGACATAGTTGTATTTGTAAAAATGTTGCAAAGGCATTGCATTCCTGCTGCCAAAAAGGAAATTTATTTGTATCTTCAAATAAACATTTTTCCCATGCATCAACAACAATCACACAAGTTTTCATAATATTAACTTTATGTCTTTGGCGGGGCCAATTTCAGATGGTAATCCACCGTATTGATCTATGTACCATTTAATTACTGCTTTATACCAATTTTGACTATTATGATGTGCCTGTTGGTTAAATGTATATATATTTTTATTTGTAGCTTGTATAACAAATAGTGCTTTTGCACTTTCTTGTTGTAATTTTCTTAATGAAAGTTTATTTATATCCAATCCGCATAAATCTATTATATTGTTTTAACTCCAACACACCTTCATAAATGACTCTATCTAATGGCGTTTGATCTGCAAATTCATAAAGATTACTAACACAATTGACATGTTGATCACAATTAACAAAATCGTTAGATTGTAATACACATAGGGTTCGACTCGGAATGCGCCAGAACCACTGTTCAAAATTTGTTATATGTTCACAACTTGTATTTATAATTGTATCTGGCATTTCTGTCAAAGTTAAACTTGTACCATTTCTCCTAAAAGTTTTATAGGTGGTGGGAAATTCCATAGTACAAATATCTAACGTACTAGCTTTAAATTGCCAACCATTAATGACGAATGGACGATTAATATTATCAGCTATTTCAGCGCATCCTGGATCTATGTCAAACGACCGTATTTTATTAAATTTTTTAGATACCTTTTGAAACATAAGATTAGCTAGTGTACCATACCAGCCAGCGCAAATAAATATCAAATTTAAATTATCTGGTAGATTTTCAATTAACCACAACTTACTCTTAAGTTGTCCAATAGAATATGCATCTATTAAATATTCTTCTGTTTCTGGAAACAGATCTAATGTTCGTTTTATTTGAGATATAGTTACATTTTCTGGATATAAAAATTCTAACCCATTCAAAATTTTAATTGTACTTTTCATAAACTTCTTTCAACCAATCAAAATCGTTAATTTTTTGTAGTGCTATGATGTTTCCTTGGTTATTGTATCCATATTCTCTACCCGCTGTGGCACCTAATATAGCATGTTGTCCATATGGTTTATCTTCACCAACTGTACACCATATATTTAATCTATCTTCTGTTTCTTGATTTTTTTGTCGATCGATAACTTTTGAAGCTAATTTACAACATTCCCTAAAAGCTGATTTCCAGGTATTAAATGGATCTGTATTGAAAGTTGTTATATTAGAAATTGTGTTCATTGCTTTAAACTTGTCTGTAATACTAGTAGTCATGTCTGGTTTTGATAAATCCATATCTACTGTAAGTTGCCTTGGAAATAATTTTACTCCACCATATCCGTAAACTAAATTATTAATAGGATTCTTTGATCTCCACACATGTACAGCATCTCGATCCCATCTTTCAACAAAATATTCAAAATTAAATTCATCTACAATTACAGCATCAGCATCGACAATCCAAAACATGTCTCTAGAACATATTTTTGCAGCTTCTATGTGCGCTTGATGTATGCCTTTTACACCATGTATCCTTTTTGCAGCAGGATATTTTTTTAAAAGCTGGTGAAAATTTTGATCTGCAAAAGATTCATTGTAACTTATAAAAACAACATCATACGGTTTATGTTTGCTAACTACAATGTTGTGTTGTTTTTTATTTACAATATGCCGGAATGCAATTTCTCGTTCACTTACAGGTATATGTTTTGAAAATAAGAAAACACCGTTTTCCTTTTTTTCATTGTTGCATATATTTTGGAATGCGTGATTTATGTGTCTTTCATAATGAAATTCATCTGTACGATAATTATAATATAAATCAAATTCAAAATTATCTGATATAATATCACTACTAATACTCCAAAAAAGTTCAGTTTTAGTATTTTTCAATGCGTGTTTATAATCTGTATAATTATCAATCGTAAATTTATCATAATATTTTTGAGTGCTAGTTACAATAGGCCATTCTTTCCTAGATACTATGTGCCGATACTCGATTTCATTTTTAGTAATGGGTTTGTGTTTTGATAATAAAAAAAGTCCATCATACTTTTGTTCACCCTGTATATCATGTAAAAAAACGTGATTTTCGCAACGATTGTATCTGTCACTAACTGGAAAATATAAATCAAAATTATATCCTGTTGTATCTATATTAATGCTATCTGCCCAAAATATTTCTGTAGTACTATTGTTTAAAGCATGCAAATAATCATCATATGTATCTATACAAAATTTATCATATGGCTTTGGATTACTAGCAACTATATCCACTTCTTTCTTACGAACTAAAAATCTGTGTTCTATTTCTTTTTTAGATACTTTGTAATTTTTTGATGCTAACCAAATACCATCATTATATTGTTTATTTAAAAATACATGTGATATGTCTTGACTTCCTTCATCTGGTTCATAATCAAAATCAAAATTATCGTTTACACAGACATCTGACCAAATACACCAGAAAAATTTTGTTATTGCTTGCCAGTTTGCATCATCAAAACTATCTGCCTGTTTAATCGTAAAAAATTTTTCTTTTAATTTATAAAATTGTTGATCTTTTTTACCAATATAGAATATATCAAACATTCAACCTTGTGTTGCCATAATGTACCACTGTGCACTTGCTATTTTGATAACTTCTCCACGGATCAACAACTATTGACCCATCTGGAATTATACAATACAAATCATCTTTTTCTGCTTGTTTAAGATATTTATATGTTACTGTACTCCTATGTGCTAACAAAAACACACACGGTTCTTTAGGTTGAAAAATATCACCAGTACAAGGATCAACATAAGTCGGTTTGCATCCTAGTTGTTTACAATAATACCCTACTAATACGCTATAACTACCATCGCAAAAAGGCACTTTTGGCTTATAAGCTTTGCCATGTATTACAATTTGTAAATTTGATCCTTTGCTTAATTCTACTAACTTTTTTGCTAAATTTTCTGCTTGTATTTCGCGAGCATTCATTATACTATCAAAAAGATCATAACCTAAATTTAAATTATCACTCATCCAACGTAATGCAATATTATCTCTAGGATGACATGCTCCTCCGTCACCCATTCCTGCAGTCATATATTGCGGACCCATAATTCTTTGCGAGCTTTTAGCAAGTGCATCTGTCACAATATCAACATTTATATTACCCTGTGATTCAGCTACATCCTGTATCATATTTACAAGGCTTAATTTTGCACTAATAAAAGTATTATAAAATATTTTTATACACTCGCACTCATCCCATGTACCTACCACATAACGAGGATTGTTTTCCATCATAGATTCATAAAACTCTGACAATCTTTTTGCAATACCTGTAATGGACCCATTTTGAGTGCCAATCATTACCATTTCAGGATTAACCATATCCCATGCTACTGAACCCATAGCTATAAGATAAGGATTATAAATAAATTCTGTATTTGTAGTAAACTCTATCAACTCCCTACGTACAGTACCAGGTAACACTGTACTGATCAATACCAACAATTGATTTTTGCCCATCCATTTATTTGCTTCTGCTAATACCTCTTTAACAACATCATATGAAAAATCCTTTGATTGTAAATGGGCAACAGGAGTGCTGCCATCATAATTTTTATCATGTGGTGTTGGCACAGCAACAAATACAATCTCTTTGTTTTTTACAACAAGTTCTATATTTTTTACAGTATCAAAAAATTTACTTTTAGTTAGATTTATATCATAACCTTCTACTTCATGCCCTTTTTTTGCAATAACTTCCGCACAGGGCATTCCTAACTTGCCTAAACCAATAAAACCTATTCGCATGCTATTCCTTCAATAATTTCCAATAATTAATTAAAAAATTTGCCCATAAAAAGTGACACTCAGCATTTGGATGATATCCATGTAAAGGACTTGATTTCAAATGTTCGTTAAATTTCTCTAATCTTTTAAATTCTTCAATAATCTCCTGTCGATCGTAACGAAAATTTTTATATATCCTATATGTTTTATCAAACCACCCTACTTCATTGCAATATGGTAATTCAAAATTCCTTCCTAATATCAGAGCTGAAAATTGTGTCCAAGGTGTATCACAAATATGTATATTTGGAAAAAATTTATTATATTTTTTTTGTGTACCTATAAAATTATTAAAATTTTTCCACATAAATAATTTCATATTTGGAATTCTATCTTGAATTTTTGACACACCAGATATTATCATATGTTCATACATACGGAAAAAATCTTCAAGTTCATAAAGATTATCTACTGTTTTTTCGTTATTATACAATACATCAAAATTAGGTAAATTATAATCTTTCAATATTCCGGTGTAATCTCTGCCAGGAGATGTTATCTGATATAAAACAAATATTTTTTTAAATTTTTTAAAATCTTCAGAAAACTCTGTAACTAATCCATCAAAATTACATAACATATTTTCATTACTGTTTCCTGGGTAACTAGAAATTAAAATGTTAGTATTTAACATGTGTGCAATTGTACCCCAAAAACAATGTTTTACTCTTATATCTATATTATCTTGCATTTTAGGACTACAAATAATGTCAGTTCCTATTATATTTTCGCCCCAACTCCAACTTTCTCCACTTACAAACAATAAGTTCTCGCAATCACCATAATCTATATACATTTCCGTGTTAGGAGCTATATTGTTAGGATGGTATTTGGCTTGTCTTACATAAACTTTTGGCGTTTCTTTACGGCTAAATAATGCTGATAGACTTTTTTTATTTTTTACAATTTTTAAAATATGTGTATTAAAATTATTGATATTTAACATGTTACCTTATAAGATATTTAGCATACTCTCAATATGACTCAAGACCTTACGAAGTTACCATTAATTACTAACCCATATTTAAGAGATAGTAATTCTGGATCTTTAATAAAAGAATTTTTATTTAACCATTGGAAAAACAAAAAATTTGTATTTTATAAAGTTATGCTGCTATACCAGCAATTACCAAAAAAGCCTGATATATTCCAATATATTCCTACTAAAGTCTTAAATTCAATACGCATAAAAAATAATGTTTTTTTGATTTATGACTGCTCAAATGAAGGATATAGTTCTTTAGAAACTCCTTGGAATTTTTTTTATATCATACAATACAATTGCAAAAAATATAATATTCCTATAAATAAAGTAATTTACGCGACAAGTAATCTTCGAGAAAAAGAAAATTTACAGAAATATATAAATTCTGGCAATATCAATATGTCATTGCGAAATGACATGAAAATATTTTATTTTCATGCATTTAAGTGGAGCATAGGTAATAGATTAAAAGGAGAATTAATAGCTAATGTTTTTCCTTTACAATCAGAATACAATCATATATATACACATGGCGAAAATGAATCACATGTAAAAGTAAAAATTAAATCCAATCGGTATTGGAAAGTTATGAAAGAAAACTTTCAACAATCTTATATACATAATAAAATTATTTTATCGTTAAGCAGACGATCAAGAGAACACAGAGTGCTTGCAAATTATGTTTTAAAGATGAATAAAGATACAAACAACTATTGCACTGTTAGTCAAGGATTGCTACAGAAAACACTAAATGGTCACAATATACAAAGTATTCAAGATTATTTAAAAAAAGAATTACCTATATTTGGAATGAGATATGATCGTAAGTGGCTAAAGATGTTACCTATCATTGCCGATACATCTGATTTTGCTACTAATCATGCACATAATTTAAATGTGAAATTGTGTCAACAACACCTTATAGAATTAGTTTTAGAAACTGATGTTGATAATAAAAACAACACTATGATGTTTTTCAGTGAAAAAACTTTTAGACCAATTGGATTATTAATGCCATTCATAATTTATGGACACCAACACTGCTATAAATATTTGCAAAATCTTGGATTTATATTGTATACTGATATATTTGACTATTCTTTTGATAGTGAACCAGACAACACAAAGAGATTTTATCTTATTTTTTGTCAATTGAAAAAATTAATAGATACTTTAAAAAATATGTCACACCAAGAACAAATAAATTGGCGTTTATCACATAAATCTGCTTTGATACATAATTTTGAAAAACTTTTTGAATATAAAGATGAACTGCAAGACTTTCAATCTCTTATCGCATACACTAGGCAGTAACTTATAAAGATTGTATCAAAATATTAAAAAACTTTATTATCAAAAGATTTTTGCGTATGTTGGCATTCAAGGAAAAAATCTTTCAATTCAGGAAACATTTTACACAAATTTTTATTTCTTTTTTTATCATATTGTACAAAAAATTTTGCAAAATTTGCTCTATCAATTGCATTACTATTTGTTTTTAAAAATTGTAAATTTCTTTCCATTTTTGCTATCTCAAAATCATAAAATCCATTAAAGTTATCAATTTTTGTATTGGTTTTCATAAAATCAATAGCATTTTCTAAATTTTTACTATATATTGATTCCGGTAAAATATTTACTGCCATCCATTTTGGATTCCGCAGTAAAGGTATATCGAACCAAATTCGCTGGCGAGGATAGTACTCATAATCTGGATGTTTTGTATAAGGATCCTGAATTGGAATCTTAACAATAGTTTGATTATTTTTACTAAAATGTGTTCTCAAATCTAAAATAAATTTCAAATAATCTAATGTATTACACACACTGAACACACTGAAAGTATTAATAAACGTTACTGTAGTATTATTTGTTTCTTGTAAAAACCTATATACATTATCAACCATATAATTAAAATTTAATCCATCACGCACATATTCTGCTTTAGCATTTGTATTATCAACACTAATAAAAAGTGCAAAATTTTTCAATGCAGGATTGACGTACCAATGATTACCACTACCAGGGTTAAATCTTTCTTTATCTTCCCAAATTTGTATTTTTTCTAATTTTTTTACAGCTTGTAAAAATTTATCCATTAATTCTTTCTTGTTAGGAGAAAAATTTGTTGTAATTGATAATTCTAGCCATCTGTTTGGATTGTTGTACACATAATCTAAAATTTTGTATGTATTAGAATCCATTAATGGTTCACCTCCGGTAATTCTAAAAACTTGTAAAGATTTATAAAGTTTTGGCCACCAATTCCAAAATGCCGTAATATATGGATTATTTTTTTGAGCTACTTTCAAAGGCATAAATCCTAATTCGTTCAATGCCTCTAAATTATTATGTTTGACAGTTTTATTACCTTGGTAAATTTCATAATCACCCTTTTCTTGTATATGCTGTTCCCAAGTAGAGCTTAAATGCGGAGAACAATAAGCACAAGAAAGATTACATGCTTGATTAAAATTTACTTCAACATAAGTAGGATCAATATTATCTGTATCTAATTTAGAAAAAATTTCTTTTCTAGAATCTTGTGCCCAATATTCACCAGATTTATAAACTCTATCACTCCTTTCATTACGTTTTTCTATATCCCAGCAATACGAACATCCACGAGGCTGTGCACCTTTCAACATCATTGTTCTTTCTTGTTTTTTTTGCCTAGTATTATGTAATGCTGACGGATCATTCAAAATTTCATAAGGATCAATTTTATGTAATGGAGGATGATAACAACTACTGCCTAGTCCATTTGTTAAATGCAAAGATACTTGTGCCCATTTGGCATAACACATAGTAGGACTTATCATTTTTAATTGTTTTTCTGCTTTATCAGCATCTGCATTATAATCACTCATGTTTTTTATCAATGAAAAGATTAGCAAATCGTCTTTGCGATTTTTTACAGTTTTCATAACAAAAATGAAAAGGGTTGTAATCAAACTTACTTGCAAACATTTGTAATGAATTTGTGTGATTTATTATTTGTTCTAATGAAAAATAATGTAAATTATTTTTTTCTCTTAAATGTTTGTACTGATCATGTAATTCTGACACACTAGATTTGTAAGCTGCTCCATTAGCTGCATTCCCTACCAAACAACATGGATAAACTTTACCTTGTGCTGATACATATAATTCTTGCATAGCAACATTAGGATCAGATTCTAATTTATCAAAACTATAACAACGTATACATTCATCTTTTTTTAATTCTACACTCTTCTTTGGTAACGGACTTGGTTTCCCTACAAATTTGCCACCAGCAGGCATTTTAGGTAATTCTTTTTCATGATGTTCTAAATAATATTCTAATTCAAAATTTTTGTCTAACACAGGCATAGCAAAATTTTCTACACCAAATGGATTTTTTAACATTAATGATACTCCATATTTTTCTGCAAGAAGTCTTGCTTCATCTATCTGATGATTATTATGTTTAAATCTTAAAAAATCCCAATGTATGTTAGCTCCTGTTTCTGCACAAGCAGCAAGATTTGCTTCTAATTTTTTCCAAACAACATTTCTTCTGTAAAGATGGTTTGTATCTTCTAATCCGTCAATAGAAAAAACAATATAACGATATGTATCTATTTTAGAATGATTATGCACTGAATTTTTAAATAAATTTCCTAATTTTCTAAAAAATTTAGGATTCCTTAAGCCTCCGTTAGTGTTTAATTGCACCCGAGATACACTATTGTTACAAACATATTCTAAAATTTTATATATATCAGGACACGCCAATGGATCTCCTTGACTACCACAAAATAACCATCTTTTAATTTTTTTAGTAAAATTTAAAGGAAACCACTTTTGGAAATTTTCAATATTGATAGAAGTCAAAATTAAGTCCGGATTGACATTAGGACTATAATTAACATGCCTAGTACAACCAGGACAAGCTGCATTACAAAGTGAACTTGGTTCAATATGCAGTGCATTAATTTTATTATATTCCCATTTTATCATTATAAATATCTCTAGATTTGGCACACAAATCCCAAAAATCTTTCATTTCCGGAAAAGTATGTAAAAAATTTGTGTTTCGCCTTTTATCATATTCTGTAAACCAATAAAAAAAATCTTTTCTACCCTCTAAAATTTTATCTTCATCATAATTTGATTGTAAAAAATAATTTTTTACCCTTCTAAAACGTTCATATTCTAAACTGCTAAACAATGTTGTATCTTTATCATCACAATTTTTATGTATAAAATTTAATATATTATCAAAATATTTACTAAATTGATCTTTTGGTAATATATTCATATCATATTGTAATGGTTCTTTTAAATATGGAGTATCAAATCTTATACGGCGTGCTTTGCTATTATAAAATTTTTTCCGTAAATCTAAAATTTTTTGTAAAAATAAGATAAAACTTGTAACACTTAGTATATTAAAAGTACACATAATACTTACATTTCCATTTGTTGATTCTAAAAAGTATGTTAAATTCTTTTCCCACAACTCTATTTGCAATCCTGTGCGTAAGTATTCAGCCCTATCATTATATGTATCAATACTAGTATATAATTTAAATTTACGCACTGATTTTTTGTCTTCTAATAAATTAACTTTTTGTGCAAGTTTTTTAACAAGTCTATGCGTAACTCCTAAATTACTGTTGATATTTAATTCAAGATGAGGCTTTTTGTTTATTAATAGGTCATCCAAAATCTGCCACGTACTCCTATGCAATAAAGGCTCACCGCCAGTAATTCTTAATATATTAAGTGTTTGGCTAACTTCAGGCCACCACTTCCACCATGCATCAACATATGGATTGTCCTTTTCATCAATAGGAGTAAACCAATCAACATTAACACGATGATTACTTACTTGCTTGACAGGACCATATTTTTCAACTTCAGCATAATACGAACTACTTGCCATTGGATGGCAATATCCGCATTTAAAATTACATTCGTTACTGAAAGAAATTTCAATGTATTCAGGATTAATATCAAAGTCCCAATTATTTTTAAGTATTTCATCTACCCGATCTTTTTTGTAGATACTTTGATTTCTTATCATTCTATCTGAAATATGATCATCACCTAATTCTTCAACGTTCCAACAATATTGGCATCCTTCACACTTAACACCAACTAACATTTGTGCTCGTTCTTTCTTTTTTTGTAATGTATTATGCAATGCTGAAGGATTTTTTTTAATTTCATTTAATGAAATTTTGTGCGGTGACGGATGATAACAACTATGAGTGTCACCTGTATGCAAATAAATTGTTGTATGATGCCACTTTGCTAAACAAAATGTAGGACTTATTTTATCCATCAAAAAATTATTTTGTCTTATTAAATTAGTTTCACTCATATACTTTGATTTTCTATACCATATAATTCTGGAAAAACATTATATAAATTTTCATTACGTATAGCATCTCTACTATCAACTTGATTCAAAAAATTTATTTTTTGTTTTTTCCACAAATCTACACTATACGCTAAATCTAAAAGACTATATAAATTGTTTGCAAAATAATACCCTTCTTTTTTCCAAATACTAGCTTCTGTATAAAATTTGTCTTTGACTTTATTTTTAAAGGACATTGGTAATACGCAAGGAGAAAAATGTTCAGGATTTTGACAAGCAGTAAAAGTGATATTTGTCGTTTTTGTAAATAGCCTTTCATTTATCATGTAATGTATAAAATTTATAAGCGTTAAAAAACTAAAATTTGTAACAGTGACATTATAATCTATATTGATATTTGATAATTTTTGTAACTGTTTTATATTTTTACATACAACTTGCCATTTTGTACCATGCCGTATATACTCTGCACGACTACCATAATGATCAATACTTGCATAAAATTGAACTTCTTTATATTGATTCCATAGATCAATAATATTCTTTTTTTTATATTTTATTGTACTCATATTTGAATTGTACCGTAGTTTAATATCTACACTACGTCCTGATTCAATAATTTTTTCCAGTAAAATAAAATGCTCATTCATTAGCAGCGGTTCTCCGCCTGCAAAATAAACCACTTTGATATTTGGAATTTGCTCTATAATTTTATTAACTATAGATTTGTTTGCACTAATAATAGGAAATTCATTTCCATTTTCCTCTGCCCACGAACTACTAAATAGTGACCCGCACATTCTACATTTAAAATTGCACTTATTACTTAGTCTAACATCTACATATAGCATTTTAAAATTATCTAAAGAACCGTCTGAATTTGTAGATGACACTATATTCTCAAATTCCGATTCATATTCAAAAGATGACGTACGAAAACTATTAGCAGAATATTTTTCACTTTTATAACAAGTTTCGCAATATTTAGATGGTTCATCGGCTAGCATCTTGAGCCGTAGTTCCTTCATTTTTTTAGAATTTGTTAATTCTAAAAAACTTTGTTCTTTTACATTTGAAACGAATGGATTCATATCTCCAAGTAAACAACAAGGATACATTTCTGAATTAGGAGTAAACATCATATGTATCCAAGGAAACATACAAAAATTTTTACTTTTATTAAAATAATAATTTTTGTCAAATTTCATTATTACTCAGGATCTATTACTGCGCGAGATATCCTATCCGGATTGCGATAGACAGTTTTGAAAAATTTATTCTGTTCAGGCATTAACGGATTATCACAAATCGGTAGTTCTAATTTTGTTTTTATTTTGTTTCCAATATTAATACATCTATTTAACATTTCATCATAATTGTAATTTTTATATTCTTGCCATAATTGATTTAAATATTTAAAATCTCTGACCTGAATATAATCCCAATCAGTACACATAGTTTTATATAATCCTTGTCTTGCGCCATATATTGCCCATAAACCATTATCCACGTCAGTACCTACCATTAACCAAATATATAATCTGTGTAAGTTTTTCCAATGATTCTGTTTAAATTGTGATAGACTTGGCCGTACTCCTTGATCTAATGCCATTTTAACACCTTCGCGAAATCCTGCCCTCCATGCCTGATGCGGTGTTGCATTATTATATATATCTGAAAAACATGAATTCATCTGTATGTATTCAACGTCCCAACAAAAATCAACCTGTGCATGCGGATTGTCAGGTGCAGCATTTTCATGTGTTCGCATGTTTAACACAAATTCACGTGGCCAACACTTAACACCACCATTTCCATACATTAATCCGTTAATTACGTTATGTCCGCACCAAGATATAACTTTATTTTCTAGTTCTACATGTTCATCAAAATCGATCTCTTGTGCTAAAAAATGTTCACGTATACGATTATCACCATCTATTGTAACAAATCTATCTGTTTCACTTATTTTTGCACATGCTTTATGAGCAGCATCTGAACCTTCTACACCGTGCACACGTTTGGCCCAAGGTATTTTTTTACATAAATCAGCGTAATTCTGTTCGGCATTGGGTTCATCATAGCTAAGATACACAATGTCATAATCAAGTACACGAAATTTTTTTTTACTCATTGTTTATTTTTTTATAATTATATGAATTAAATCGTTTATTTGTAAACACACTGATATTTGTACCCTCAAACTCAAAAGGATATTTAAAATCAACAATAAAGTAATGTTCTTGCAATAATTTATCAAATCTTACTATTAACTGCCTATATAAAATGTTTGGATTGTGCAATTTGGTTACACTAAAAAATAAATCAATTCGTCTACCAAAATTTTGTGTTGCAACTCCATTTTTTAATTCAGTTGATGGAAAAAATTTCCAACATTTATTAGGACAATCTTGTACAATTGACAAATCTGCAGTATCTTGCGTTGTGGGCACTTCGTAAATTATTTGGTTAATGTCAAATGCATCTTCCTCATAATCAGTCTTAGGTGTTAATTCCAATAAAGTGGTTTTTGGATTTAATTTTACTTGATAGTGTAAGTAACTATCCTTGCCTTGAAAAAATGGTTCAACTTCTTCTAGTGCAACCTCTAGATAATTTCCGTCAATAGGCATAACATTTGTTATCGAAGTTACGTTGTTTTCAGTATCATAAATTACATACATCATAATCCTATCTTTTCACAATATCTTTCTAGCAACTTATAAGAAAAAAAACATGGTTCAGTATAATGAAAAACTCCTGTCTGTCTATAATTACCAATCACAAGATCAAGATTTTCTGTAACATATACGCCTAGTTGATTTGTCCATTTTTCTTTCACCTGAGTCCATCCTTGAATGTATGGTTTCATATGAACAAATTTAATAATGTTGTTTTTAGTATAAGTTATTTGTTTTTCGATACCTAATAGTTTGCATGCTACAGCAGCAGTAATATCCATGCTAGGATATTGAGGATAATGATGTTTTACATATTGTCCATAAAATAATTCCCAATTATTTGAAATTAATTCCATCCATGCGTAAAATTCTTTTGCTTTATCTGTTTTTTTAAAAAAATGTAAACCAGAATACAAGTTAGGCAAATTATTTTGTGTAAATGCTTTCCTATAATAATCATTATCAATCTTGACTCCTCTATATGTTACAACATCTGTCACATAATAAAGATAATATTGATCTAGAAAATTCCACCACAGAGACAAATCTTGTAGGACTATTGTATCTGAATCTAGAACGATAGTTTGATCATATGGCGAAGCATGATATATTTTCCATCTATTCTCGATGCTATATCTACTCTTATCTACACTTTTATCATACCAAGGTATTGGTATGATTTTGTCAAACAAATTTATAAATTTATCGGGAATTACATCATTAGTAATCACTGATATTTTAACATTTTTATTTTTTACATGTAAACTTGCAGCACATAACAAAGCTTGGTTCACATAGTTAGCACCATCAGCAAATATTACAAAACCTTTTTTCATAATTGTATTTCATCAATGCATCTGTTAAGACTATACTTGTTCATAACATGTATAGAATGTTCTTTCCATTTGCATAGGGTGTATTCACCATGATATTGTTGTTTTTCTAGTAAAAAAGTGATTTCGTTATCAGATATTTCCCAACAAATATCTTTATCCATGGTATAAAACAACTTTCCTGGCATTTTATTTGCAAAATTTCCATCTTGATACCCATTCATAATATGAATTGCTATCGAAAACACATGATCATTGCGTAATAAATTTTCACCAACTTGAAAAACTGATCTATAATGATTCCAATTTTCTTGGATATGACTTGCTAAATCGAAAAATATTTTATTTACTTGGGTTTTTCTAAAAAATACTACAGTAGCCCAATAAAACTTTACTCCAACATTGTTTATATAAGAAAATTCACTGTAATCTCTAAATTCAGCTAGATCATAAGATTCATCATATATTAAAAAATCATGTTCTTGATTAAAACAATGTTTCCATATATCATCTAAAACAACGATATCAGTATCTAACAATAAAGTTTCTTCATACGGAGTAACATCATAAACATAAGCTCTACAATTATTCTTGAACGGTAACCTCTTTTCAACGTTTGTACCATCTCTATAAGACTTTATATGATGATTTTCTGATGGAGATAAAAGTTTTGTATCTGCATTATCAATTTTATCATAAACAACTTCTATTACATTATGAAATACATCTTTATAATCTGTGTAATTTTTCTCAAGATATTCTATACTATCAGTAATAACGCTTGTCGGTAAATTCAAAAATTTTTTTATTTGTTTTGCTAGGAAATATGCTTGTTTAATGTAATCAATCTGCTTGTTATTCCTAGCAATTACTAAAATTCCCTGGGTATTTTGCATATTAGCTTATGACAAATTCAACAGATCTCTTGCTTCGTAGAACTTTATAATCATTAAGATAAGAATTAGTCGCTAATACATATTTTTCAATAATAGAATCAAAAAATTCTTGTAAATCATTTATTTCAATTGGCATATCATTATCGTCTATTAAGACTATAGTTTTTTGACACTTTGTCAACATAGCATTACAAAAACTAATTAATTCTTTAGTAATTAAAAATTGTCCACCATTTATATACATCATAGCATCTTGATAAAACTTTTCTCGTAATGCTCTTTTTTGATTATCAATTGTAACCATAAAATTAGAAAATTCTAAGGCTTTTTCCAATCTTTCATCCATAAGACTCCTTTATATTATATATCAGAAAAATTGGATGTAGGATTATATGTTGATAGGAAAAATTATGATATATTATTGATATTGCAGCTAGGACCTGCAGTGTTTACGTATGATCCAGTGGCTCTTGTTTCGCCCATAGTAAGAGTAAGAGATCCGCCTGTTGCAGGGGAAGTTGAATTACTGAACACATACTCATCTATACCATAGCCTCCTGGTTGATTCAAATCTTGCCATTCAATCTTAAACACTACTTGCGTGGCTGCAGGAGCTTTTGCAGATATAATGTACCTATTATCACTATAATTACTAGTACCTGCTCTGACATATATCTGCTGATAAGCTGTGGTTAACTGATAATTGCCTTTCGCGGCTTCTGGAGTGCCATTAGTACCCGAACTTTCTGTTCTATTATGGAAAAAAGTAATAGTCTCGTCTAATTGACTTATCCAATTAGAATATTTAGTGCTAGTAGCAGCATTTGATCCGCCTGCTAAAGCGCTCACAATAGAAATAGATCCACCTGCGTTAAAAAAATATCTTCGATAATCTGCACTTTCCCAAGTTAAAGTTACTTCAGTAGACAGATTACCTTTCCAGTCAGTAGTGTGCGCCTTAGTTCCATTAGTAAGTGTTGCGGCAGTAGCTTGTGCGGCAGAAAGAGTAAATCTTGCATCTCCATCAATATTATCAACTGCTTGCTGATAATCATTAAAAGTATTTGTTGCATTATCTTCTACAGACGGGTTACCAGCTGTAATAATATTTCCAGTATTAACTTGTGTTAGATTTGATGCTGCTACTCCACTTGTTTGCTGCATGCCTTTTGCTAGATCATTAACCTGATGATAGGTAATATCATCTAAATCTGTTTTAAGATTATTCAAATGGCTATGATCTATTGTGTCTGTAACCGAAGTAACCTGTGCACTTGTCACAGTTTGACCATACCCTGTGTTGCCACTGCCTGAGCCTAAAATATTCCCTACCACAGTTTGCAATGCATTATATTGGGCTGCTGTAATATCTGTTACACTACCCGACGTTACTGTTGACTGAAATGCCATGTTTTACCTTTATATTATACGACTACTTCTATTAATCTAATACTGTCATCTTGTATATCTTCTAGAGCTTTGCCTAGCACACAATAAGCAGGTGTTGCTGGACCAGTAGGTACTTCAGCTACTCCTTTTTCTGCCGATGTGACTAATAAATCACCTTTACATACAGGTCCTTTTACTTTACAAGGGACTCTGCCACGTAAAGCTATAGGAGTACCGTCAATGCTATCATTCATTAAATATGCAGGATTAGTAGAAACTACTCCTGCAACTTTTGCATCTAAAAATTTTCCACTGATAGTAACTTCTTCTTGCCCGCCAAATACCATAACTGTACCTGGCTCATAATTATCATCTGCTAGATAATTTTCTGCAAGATCAGCATATTGCGCTTTTGTAGAAATTCCGTGGAACATACGTGCAGTAATATCATTTGTAGCATCCCTTATAGCTACAGTATTTGCAGAACTGGCTATAGACCCTGTATATGCCGTTGAACCAACTTTAATAGCAGAAGCTTCAGTAGCCAATCCACTGAAAGTTGTAGCATGCACTTCATTAAATTTTTCGGAACTACTACCAATATTGATACCGGAATTAGTTGTACCTGGCGTATAAGTAGTATCAGTTGGTGTAATACCATTAGTATGACCGGGTAAAAGTTCTGTTGCTTTAATTTTAAAGGGCATACTTGTTGCCCCTTGTGCTGTTTTACACTGTAAATATATTACCTGTCCAACAGTATTACTTATCAAACCCTCATTATCATTAACTATTTTAACGAGTAAATCATTTCCACCGCCAACTGTAAATCCTGCATCAGCAAAAGCTGCTGAACTTGAAAAACTAGGTGATGACTTTAACAAATAATCAGCTGCGGCTACTCCGCCTAATTTTTCTGCATTTGTAGCAGTGCCCCACCATCTATCTGTAGATGTTGTGACACCTGTATCACTGTTCCTTAGAGTAAGTCCTGCACGTACTGTTGTAAATCCAACATAGGATGATGCATCAGCTGTACCTATAGTAAATGCTATTCTGCTTATAATATGGACAACAGCATCATCTACAATAGACACAATAACAGGCCGTGCTACTCCTGCTGTATCTCGTATAGTGCGACTTTGGAATCGTGTGATTGAAGATCCAACTCCTTGTGGTCCAATTAGTACAAATGCTGTGCCATTGTACGCATATAATTGTTCATTTGTACTATCAAACCAAAAGTCTCCGCTTGTTAATCCTGTAGGTTCAGTAGTGCCAACTTCAGCTCCGCCTGCAGTCCTCCATTGCGTACCATCATAAAATTTTAATTTATTAATACCGCTATCAAACCATAGTTGTCCACTTATTGCCTTAGGTGGTTGATTTGCTCCGGCAAAATTTTCTAAAAGAAATACAAAGTTTTCGTTTTGTATTTCGCCATATCCAGCATAATTCTTGCCAACTAATTTTAAATCAGTAACTTGATCAATAGTTCCATCTTCGACTACTGTTAATTGAGCTGTATTATACCTATTGATTACATATGCCATTCTTTACCCCTATTATATCTTATTTATGTAAGATATTATCTATTACAGTGTTGCTACAGTGCTGTAATTCCACGTTGAACCATTTCCTGTAAATGTATACAAAAATCTATTTGTCGTTACACTTAAAGATGCCGTTTGATTTGCTTGACCTGTATTTACTGCTATATCTTGTACCACACTGGTTGTACCGCCACTTGAGTTACGTACTGTTGCAAAAGATTTTTGCAACACCGTTGAATTACCTGTAGAAATATCTAAAGTGAATGTGGCATTAGCAAAAGTTGTAGTTGTAGCAACCACCTTAGCTACAGTGCCATTAGGTTTTGTGCCTGCAGAAATTATTGATTGTAAAATATCTCTTACACCTGTTGCTGATCCTGCTGGATTTGCAGTATCAGTTATTATCCCAGACGCATCAAACGATATATATACTGCTTGATTAGCCAATGTATTATCTACATAGTTTTTTGTCGCTACATCTTGAACAGCAATTGGATCTGCTACTGTAGTAATTCGCTGATTATCGACCACTAATGGTCCTCGTGCAGTAATATTTAAACCTGTACCACTGCCGGTCACTCTTTCTATTGTAGCAGAATCTATTTTTACATAATCAACTGTGAGTTCTGTAAGTGTGCCTACACTTGTTAAAGACGAAGATACAACTTGTCCTCCTAGACCTGTTGCAGTTAAAACTGTAGTACCATTAATTTTATATTCTGGGTTAGTTATTGTTGTGAGATTAAAATGTTGATTACATGTCCAACTATCTGTAGAATTCACCCATGATAAATCCTTAGATCCTTGACTACTTTTTAATGTTAATCCGCCACCGTCTACTGCTGTATCGTCACCTTGCGTGCCAGTGCTTGTATAACCTAATTCAATATTTTTATCTTCTACTCGTAATGTAGTTGTATCTAGATAAGTAGTGTTGCCTCCTACTGTAAGATTTCCTACTACATTTACGTCTCCTGTAACATCTAATTTTGGTTGTAGTGTAGAATAATTAATATCTTTAAAAAGGCTCATCTTGTATTGATCGGTATCTACATTCAACACATTAATTACACTATTACCTACCCGTGTGCGCAAATTAAAATCTGCATTGCTCCTAAAATTTTCTAAATATGTGTCATTTCCTAGTATACGTAAACCAGCGTAGGTATCTGTGCCTACACCAATAGCTAAACCCTCACTGTTGCGAATAATAATATTTCCTGTCGTCTCTGCTGTAGCAGTGCGAGGCATAAAATCATTACTTGATTTTTTATTATTAGCATCATCTAGAAGAAATTTTGCATTACTAGCAGTGCCACGCCACCAAAATCCATCAGTACCAGTTTCTCCTGCTTGATTAACTATATTAAACCCTTTATACAATCTTTGGCGTTTTGGATTATTAATATCCGATTGGTCAACACTTAATCCTGTAATTGCAAATTCTGTAGGTATATAAAAAGTCAACGGACTATATATACCTATCAATATACCTCCTAAAAATAATTTTAATATTTGTCTTTGTATATTAATCGAATCTATCTGTGAAGCAGCTTCAAATGTAGTTTTACCTTGTCCTGCATTATAATTTGGTCCAACTAAGGTAAGATCAGTTCCATCAAAAATATATAATTTGTTATTTGAGTTATCAACCCATAAATCACCGGTGGTAAGATTTGTTGGTTGTGAACTTTGAACAAAAGTTCCAGATGCTGATTTAAATATTGTGCCGTTGAAAACCTTTAATCTTTGATCTTGTTTATCATACCAAACTTGACCTGTGACAGGATTACTAGGTTGAGCAGTTGATGCAAAATTTTCTAAAAGTTTTACAAAATTTTCATTGACTAATTCACCAAATCCTTGATAATTTTTTCCAATTAGAGTTAAATTCGTGCTAGTTGTATCTATATTTCCATCTGTTAAATCAACTAATAATTCACCGTCTGTTCTGTTTATTCTATAACTCATGTTGCTTGTCCGTGATAAATGATATAAGTCAATGCCAAATATGGATTCATTAAATCTACTGCCTGGCCAATAGTTTCTGACGTATCTATATTTCCGCTGTTTCCTAATCCCCTTGCTTGATCTGCTGCAGTACCTTTATTGAAATTTATCAAATTAGCATCATTACCTGGTGTAGCTTCTCTGATTGCATAATGCTGCCCTTCACTGCTTTGTAAATTGTGTTGGTGTTGCGGTAAATTGTTTATAGACAATGTACGAGATGCAGATCCACTTGCTGCTCCTAATGTGTTCGCAGCTGATACGGTATTTGCAGGATTTGTAGTATCTCTCATATTATCTAGACCAAGCGCCATCCTTCCCCTTAAATCAGGTAATGCAAAATATCCTGTGCCATTTACTAACAGATTTTCTGCTTTAAACGTAAATCCAATTAAATTATACAGCAGTGTATAGTTTGCTATCTGGACTTCACTTCCGTCACACAATAACCATCCTGTAGGCGCTGCAATTGCACCATAAGGTAATATAACCCCTACTGGCATAGTAGGTACAGCTTTTAATAAATTTTGTACTTGCACTTTCTTTATGCCAGTGCTTAAACTGACTCTATTCAGTAAGATCTCATCATCACCTTGTGTTTCTGTTACACTGGATTTATTTGCAATAAAATCATTACTAACTTGTGTGTTAAATGTGCTTGTACCACCTTGTCCATTAAACACAAGATCTGTGCTTAATGTCATATCGCCAGCAAATGCAAACGTAGTAGAACTTGCTAGTCTATTAGCAGATCCAGCTACACCTGTGATAGTCCCTGTAACATTTCCTTCAACATCACCGTAAAACTTTTTTGAGTATACGGAATTATATTTTAATGTAGTTGTACCAATAGTCCCACGTTCATTTCCTCCAGGTACTATTTTTTCAGCTTTTATGTACCTATCAGCTACATAATCGCCGGCAACAAATCCAACTGTAAGATTATCTCCTACATGCATGTTTTTTGCAACACCCGCTCCGCCACTTACCACTAAGGCACCGGTATTTATTGATGTACTGTCTGTTACTCCTTGAACACTTAATTTACCACTTGTAGTATCAGTTGATATAGGAGATAATTTTACATTACCTGTGACATGTAGAGTTTCATCTGGTGCTACTGTGTTTATTCCTACACGCATTGCACTATCTAAACGCAGTATATTTTTTAGTAAACCATCATTTTTTACTTTAAAATCTATGCTAGATCCTGCAATATTGTGTGTTACAGAACCTGCATTACCTTCTATTCCAATATTTAATTCATTATTAATGCCAAAATTTATTCCTGCATTAGTCCGCATGTTCAAGGCATATGATGATGAGCTGACAGCATCAGCTCTCAAAAAATTACTAGCTGCAACAACTGTGCTTCCAACTATTAAATTTTCGGCTTTTTCTGCAGCGCCTAGATATTTAAGTGTACCTGCTCCTGCTACATTAGCACTAGTTAAATTATAGCCTGGATTTATTTGAGAAAATCCATCAATTTTAATTTTTGGAATAAAAGATTGTGTTGATATAATTGCAGCAGGTTTTCCAGAAATATCAATTTGCAACACATTATAATTTACATCATCAGTGCCTGCCAGTACCTTAGGCGTTGCTCCTGTTAACAATCCTTGGCTAAATTCTGGGCCTATAAGTATCCAACCATTTGCTTCTGTATACAAATACAACTGTGAATTATTACTGTCTACCCAAAGATCTCCTGGCTGCGTAATCGTTGGCTGGGTTGCACTTTTTGTAATTGCATTTGCTGCTACCCAGTTAGCACCATTATATACTTTTAATTGTTCTGCACCTCCTGTGCTGTCATACCATAATTGTCCTTCAACTGGATTTCCAGGTGCAGTAGCACTTGCAAAATTTTCTAAAAGATGTAAAAAGTTTTCTGCAATTGCACTACCATAGGCAGTGGTGCTTTTTCCTGGTATTTGTAAAGAAGTATCAGTATTTATAATCCCATCTTCAATGGTAATAAACGCTTTATTTGCATAATCAGTATATTTTATTTGATAAGGCATATTTTTTTATTCCCCTATACCGGATAAACTTTGCACTCTCACTGTATAATCAATTTGTATTAATCTGTTTAAACTTTTTTGTACAGGATGAAAAATAACATGTGTTAAAAGATTACCAGCACCTGTAGAACTCCAACTCCTCAAACCTAATTCATCAAAGACATATAAACTTTCTGTATCTGTTGCTGTATCAAATGCGTCTTGTCCTGACGGTTCTCCATAATCCAACAAGCAAGATACAATCACATCTGTATAGTTAGTACCTGATGTATGCCTTACTTCTGTCTTATTCCTTACTGGATCATTATTACTAATACTCCTATCATCGATAATTTTTGTATAAGTTTGATTATATAAGCTAGCATTGACTCCAGTATTATTAGGCGTTAAATAGGTGATAATACCAGTAGGATCAATACTAGTTCCACCATTACCAAAATTAATTTCATGCACCCATCCTTGACCTGCATTCGATAAACTTTCAGCTAACGCATAACTCATATTTTCATAATGTATAGCATTATGTTTATCTACAAATATATCATTATTACTTGGATCGTAAATTTTTACGTAACCTTGTATAAGAATTCCATTTTGATCATAAAGTGTATCGGTCATATATTTTTATCCTACTATGTTATTTATCTTGGTAAGTCTACCTGTTTACTTTGCAAAAAATTCACTATATCACTGTTACTATTACTTAGTGAAACTCCTGTATCACTCCATTGTTTTCCTTGTTTACGAATAACTATAATCTTTTGTCCAGTTTCTGGCGTGTTCAATAATTGTAATTCATTACTACTAGTAAGTGTAAATTCTGCCGGTAACGTTATGTCACCCTCTGGAGAATCTTGTGATACTGTTTCGGTACTTGTACCATAAGATGTACGCAACAATGTATCTAATTGATAAGATTGAATACTGTTTTTACGTAATCGTTTACCTGCAACAAATACTTCAAATCCATTCACGCCCGATACTGGAGTAAAATCTAAACTGTAGATAGATGTGCTTCCATCACCTGTAAAAATAGTAGTTATAGTTTCGTCTTTATATGGCACGGTGTTATTAACAGACTGATCTATTATTTCTGTACCAGCACTGTGATTATCTTTGATACCTGTACCTAACGTTCCTCTACGTAATTGTTTCAGTAGATTGCCGTCCTTTATAAAATATTCTATTCGTTCACCATTTATGAATAAAACACCAGGATATTTAGAATTTTCATTAGGCACTGGTAAGTTTTCATGATTGATTACTTCTATAGATCTATCATACCAATTTAAATCTTTTGCTAATGCACAGCCATTTGCTTTTGCCAAAGCTTTGTAATGATTCCGATTCAAAATGTCTTTGAACTGTCTCCAGCCATATTTGCTCTTTAATTTTGTATTGCTAAAATGTAAAACTTCAAGTGTGTCATTGTCGGTAATTGTTTTTAAAACTTTAATTTGTTGCTTTGACGGTAGGGCATAATAATCTACACTAGCATCTAACAATACTCCATTCAAGATTACCCAAACATATTGATCATCAATTACAGGATACTCTAATGGTATAATCCCATTTCTTATTTGCCGAAATTCATACCAATCAGCTGTTGTACTATCATAAGCAAAATCAGCATCTATTTCTGCTATTTCAATATAATCATTATCTACGACAGTAATGCCAAGATTATTTAAATTTATTATTTTTGTCCCATTACCGATTATGGTATTAATAATTGCATTGTTGTTAAGTTGATATGCAGTACCGTAATTTGGATCATCTAAACGAATATTATTCTTAAAAATTGCATATTTCCTATTTCCAATTAATTCAAAATCTAAATTAATTACAGCAGTTGATCCATCCATAATATGTGTACTGGTATTTACAAATGTGCCAGGTGTTAATTCTGTTCTTTCTTTTATGTCAAAACTTTGTCTGTCTAATCTCTGACTATCGTTATTACTAAATTGATATACAGTGATTTTATCATTTGTGGATAACGAAGTGCTTACATGCAGTATTCCGGGAGTTTTTATAAATGTTCCATCTGCTTCAAAATACCCAAATCTATAATCACCTCCTGAAGGTGTACTATCATCTAAACCATTTATGTATATTTTTAATTTATCTCCTACGTCTCCAACACCTACATTCAAAGTAATAGTACTTCCTGATTGACTATCATCAGCAAGCAATGGATTATATTCTGAACTACCTTGGAAGGTCCAATCGTCTAAATAATTTATTTCTTTGTTATTCAAAAATACACGTAATTGATTATTATTCACTGACTGTTCTGCGACTTGATGTAACTTTAATCTGTACTGCCGTACTTCAGTTAATGTAAAAGTTTCTACATATCCAGCATTAAGAATTTTATTATTTACTTTAACAAGTATTTGCCATTCATCTGGCTCAACTGTAAATGGATTTTGACTTAAACTAAACTGTGAAGAATCAGTATAAGTAAAATTATCAATAGCAACGATGCTATAATCTTTGATGGTGCCATCAAATAAAGCAAATTTTACAATTTTTCCTTGCTGTGGAGGATTTCCTACATTTATAACTACATTATCTTGCCTATCAAAACTACTGTCATCTGACTTTCTAATTGTATGATCTACAATTTTTCCATCAATAGTTACTAACCCTGTGACAGCATCTGAATAACGAATGTTTGTTAAAAATGAACTTGTGTTTCCGTCTGCTACAAATTTATCAATATCCAGGAATTTAATACCACTGTATCCTAAGGTAGTGATGTTAATCTTTGAACCATTACTAGGAGCAAGAATAAAAGTTAATGTGTTTTTACTATGATCAAAAGTAAATTGATCTGTTATAACATTGTCAATTTTTACGATTATATTTTTTTCGTAAAATAAATCATTTATTAAGAATGTTTTAGTTGTGCCATCACCAGAGAAATTATGTGTGATAATTTCACTACACCCGCCAGTTGGTCTCTCAAAAACCTGTATATCTAATGTATCCTGCACTTGTCCAGGTACTACTTCTTCTGGCCCTTTACAATTAACAGGAGTAATAAACCCTTCCCCATCTACCACAATATCTTCAGCTGCTACACCAGTTGCATTACTGTAATTTAAAGCGCCACCAGATAATATAGTATCATAATCAATGTTTGTTGGCAAAAAGCTACCGTCACTGGTATTTTTTCTCACAATAATTGTGTCATTAGGCACTGTTATTATGCCTAATTGTTCTAAATTAACAACAGTAGTAGTGCCATCTCCAGTAATACTCTTCATAATTGCATTAGGATTAGAAACAACACTAGAACTATCTACCCAAGCTGGATCATCTAATCTTATGCCATTTTTGTATAAATGATACTCAACTGTGCTTTCTAACGCACTACTAAGGGTAATGGTTTTATTATAAAATAAAGTACCATTTATATTTGTACCAGTTAATATAGCTGCTGCAGAAAGTGTTATTTCAAAGTTAGGTCCTGTTGAACCTATGGAATTTACAAATGTATTAGAAGGAATTCCACTTGCGGTTACTAATGCACCAATAACGAAATAAGATTTATTTTGGGTAGTAATTATATTGTTTCCATTTGTAGTGCTAATAGTTACATCTCTTTCTATAAAAGTATGTACATGATCTACATATGTTGTATCATAAGTATCATATTCACCTGCAAACCAATCAGCCTCGTCCCAGCCTGATTGTTTTCCAAAATCAAAACTTTTTACTTCTACTCCTCCATAATCAACACCATCCATAAGTTGACTAACATCTTTTCCATATTGTCCTACACTTGGATTATAAAATAAATTTATCCTATCTGCAGCAGATAATAAGTCAATATTCTTTTTGTATACGACTTTGATAATTTTACCACTTGCAGGAGGTAGTGTCAAAGTAATCCTTCCAAAATACCTGTTATAGGTTTTTGTAGCGTCGATTACGTTAGTATATGAATACTCAGATGTCAAAAGATCTATGTTATCAACTGTGACTGTAATATTATTTTTGTTAAGATCAATTGGCCAGGTTAAATCCAAAATATATTTTGAGCCTGATGCTGTAAAATTTTGTATAACATTTAAATCGAGAATTTCAAATTGTCCTGATACACGATCAAACTTAATACCAGTCAATAAACTCCGCATACTTGGTTTGTCTAAAATAACACTTAGTTTTGCAGGTACACTATCTGGTTCTTGTGTGCCCTGAATTAAAATTTCAGGCGCTGCAAGATATCCATAGCCTGAATTTTTTACATTGACTGCTGTAATAACCCCATTGCTTCCTAAGGAAACTTCTGCTTCTAAACCTGTGCCTGAAGTACTTGTAAACTTTAACTTAGGCACATTTTGATATCCTGTACCTCCGTCACTGACTTGAATTTCTTTTATGCCTACACCTATATTGTCTATCCAAGATTTTTCAGGATAACTTGTTAAAACATCACTGCCAGTTAACATGCCATTTTGATACTTTATAGCAAACGGTTCAATACTATTTGTAATTGGATTAAATTGCGGAGCCAAATCAAAATCGGTTGTGAGTGTAGCTGTTGGTTCTAATTTTTCATATGAACTTATATATTCCCTTATTTTTGCCTTAAATGGTTTTACTTCATTTACATATTCTTGGTATGAAGGTAAATTAGCATTATTGAAGGTAGAGTCTTCAACAAACTCTCCTACATTATGAATTGCTCTGACAAAACTGGTCTTGAAAATCCAATCAACATAATTTTGCTCAGCTAAAACATACCTTATGCTTGCAAAAAATAATTTATTGTATTCTATTAGGAATTCATTTGTAAAAATATTGTCACGAATCGTTTCTATAATGGTGCGTATTTCAGTACTGGGTATACCATCATACATTTGAGTGTCAAAACTTATTAAATCGAAATTATTATAAGATACGCTACTATTATATAAACTTTCTTTAAATTTAATTGTACCAGACTGTCTGCCAATAGTTGAATAATTTACCGTGTAATCAACATTAACTTGATTATCAATTTTAAGAAGTAGAAGCCATCCACCTGAGCCAATATAATTAATTTTTACAATATCACCTATATTATCTTCTAGACCGTACAATTGATAACTGTAATCAACATTATAATTTATTTCTGTAAAAGAATTATATCCTTGTTGATACCAATCAATGTATTCCCAATATAAATTTACATTAAATCCTTGACTTTGTATTCTCTGCCATTTGTTTAATAAAATTTCTCTTTCATATATTGCCCATTTGTTGTTTAAACTTTCGTCATTCTCAATAAGCACAGCGAATTTTCTTATCTGTATTTGTGTAGTTATAGGATAATTTTTTCCTTGATTAACAATAGTTACGCTGTTTAACGCTCCGTTTTCATTAATAGTAAATTCTAATTCAGCATCGGTTCCATTTCCTACAATAGTATACGTAGGAACGACTAAATATCCTCTACCGGGATCAGTAATCACCACTTCAATTATTTTTCCATTTTGCGTGGTTGTACTTAAAACTGCTGGTTTAAAATTTGATACACCGTAGACATTTAAATCTTCAAGAGTGTCTAATTTTACATCATATACTCTACTAGTGCTTGCTGGATAAGGATCAGAAGTAGTTAAAGGAGTTAAATCTTTACTATCGATTATTAAACTGTTTTGCAATACACGGTTTACTCTTTCAATATATTGTTTTAAAGCTTCTTCACGATTGACAAACCAACTTTGTCTTGGCTTAAATAAATTACCGTATTTTTCCTTTTCTGGTAATGTATAGTCTGGTACAGGACGACCATAAGTGTCAAATCCCACTAAGCTATCTATCCATTTTTTATCAATGTTACTTTTTGGCTTGCTGGTGTAATTATCTGTAATAATGCTATATTGTGTATGTACATTTTGATTATGATTATCTGATGTATAATATTGAAAGCTTATTATGACATCTTTGTTTTCTAATAATTGTTCACAATTATATATCGCAAATTTATCATTGTTTATTAGTCCAACAAATTGATATCCTTGATCGGCTGGATTCAATATAAGATTTGATACAGATTCTGAAGATAATGTTCTTCCTTCCCGTTGTGGGATTGTTTTTTTATTTTTTACCCAGTAAAAATACTTGTTACTAAAAGTTTGTGATATGCTATCATATTTCCGTATGCTACTATAAGCACTATCTCCATATTTCGTTGTGCCTGATATACCTTGTGATAATCCTTCGTTTGTATCCGCTAACGCATCCCATTGGCTTGGTAAGTAATCAGACTCCACCCATTCATAAATATCTGCTGTATTACTTAGAAAACTGTCTCCCCAATAATTTACTGCAAATGTAACATCCCCTTGGTAAGGATAATAAAATTTAGAATTATTCAAATCCCACCATAATTTTCCAACATTTTTTGCGTCCCATCTATCTGTCTGATCAACTCTCAAATTACCCATCGTAGCTGATGTGTAAACAGCAGGATCATAATACAGTTTATAAGATAAATTTTGTTCAGCAACGCCTGCAATTTTTCCTTGCAAAGGATCTATATAATCTAAATATTTTAATAATTTTTTTGTCTTTTTATTATATAATATTATCCTTTTTATTTTTTTAACATCTACTGTATCTTTAGCATTCCGTATAGATTGATATATATCACCTGATATATTATAATCTAAAATTTTTCCTAATTTTCCTTCGCTATCTGTAATACTTGGCAATGATGTATAAATGTGATTGTTTATCAACAAACATGATCTACCAAAATAATATATTGGCGTGCTATCACTAGTAGTATAAGATAATTGATCGCCATACACATATGTATTATTTGTCTTTTCATAAACATAAATTGTTCCATTGTCATCATTTTCATAAGCAAAATATGTAAATTGTTGATCTAACAAAGTTGTATTTTTATCAAATGTAGTTGTAACTTCTATACCACCATTTTTTGCATTTACAATAATTTTGTTTTTATCACAACTAACTTTATATCCAAATAATTCAGCCTGTGTATTTTGAGGACTGTACAATGTTTGTTGTAATGTGAATACTCCATTTACTTGGCTATAAACATACACAGCACCTTGATCTAATTTAATTGTGTCTGCAGCAGGAGCTCCTACAACAATTGTTGTTCCATCATTATTAATTGAAACACTCCTGCCATATTCTGCTGTAGCATCATCAATTGTTAAATTTTGACTCCATTGGTAAAATCCGTTGTTGTTCCTATACACAGTAATTTTATTTGACATACTTGTGTATTTTGCCACAACAATTAACACTTCCCCATCATCACTAATATCAAAATCAGTGCCGAAATCATACATTTGAGTAGTATCTAGTGCACTATCTGTATCACTGTCATCACGCACGGTAAAACTTGTTGTATTTGGTATAGATCCTACGTAATCAATCAAAGTATTGTTTAAAGACCAAGACTGTATATCAAATACTCCTGCAGTTATATTAGTTTTAGCTGTGTACAATTGCCCTGCTGAGGTATTGTCAATATATACAATATCGCCTGTCAAATAATTTGTACTTGTTGAAAATTCTCCTCTGAATTTTTTATTTTTAGCAAACTCCCATGCATATGTAATATTATTATCAACTCCGTCTTTAAAAAAATACATTTTTCCAGCTTCGGATACTGTTTCACCATCAGATGCTAATATAAAACCACGTCTTAAATTTTTATATGATGTAACTTTAGATTTTGTTCCAAAATAATGATTACTTTTAAATTCTGATGGTAGTAAAATGCTTGTCAAAATAAAGTTAGCATTAGTTCTCTGGTATACGTAACATATTCCTAAATTTTGATAATTTGTTGCTGTAGCAGTGGAATCAACTTCTAATTTATATTTTGGAATCCATGACAAACTTGTATCATTAGGTATTTGGATATTTTGAGTGACTCCAGATAAAGTAGTCTGCGTATAAAACCAGTACTCTAACCCTTTCAATTCTTGCAATAACTCACCAGTATTAGCATCTATAGTTTCCGCAAAAGGTTGATTTAACGGTCCTTGGAATACAAATAATTTTCCTATGCCAGCAGAATCGTAACCAAGAGATACACTTTTAATTTTTCCCAACGTCCTATCAACGGTATATATATTTGGTCTTCCTAGAAGATCTGGATTAGGCCCTGCAGCATATACTGTCATTTCTATTTCTTGTGTATCTCCAAAGTCTTCTCCAATGCTCCAAGTACCTATAACATTTCTTACATATATTCTGCACGAATTTCCATTTCTTTGATAATATAATACTTCAGCAGTTGCACCTGTATTACGGTCTCTAACAATTTGTCCAATATTATTTTGTGCTAAAGAATTTAATTGTAAATCTGAATTTTCTACAAAAACATATTTGGCTATGGGTTCAAACGGATTGCCATCATAAAAGAATTCTGTAATTTCGTAATCAATATAACCGTCCCATACGTCATATATTGTTTGCACTGCTGCAGTTGCAACATTGTTTGGAATAGAAATGTCACTCGGTTGTATTAAAGGAGTAATAACTGGCAATGATACTGGTTTAATATCTACATCACCACTTTGGCTACCAATTAACCTGTCAGCAAAATTAAAAGTTGTACTAGATACTGCTACTAGTTCAATAGTATATTCTCTAGCATTAATTGGACTTAGTTCGTCAACAACGACATTTGTACTATAAACCTGCGCTGATGCACCTGTGTTTTCTTGTGTTAATGTTTCTCCTACAACTAAAGTTGGCGGAAGATTAATACTTATATTCTTAACTTTAAGAGTACTTACAGTTTTTGCAAGATTATTAAAATAGATAGCAAAGCTATCTCCTACAGTTTTGCTATCACTTAATGCCTTTGGAACTCTTAACATCCAATAAGAAGAAATAGGTTTTACCGTTGAATTAAACGGACCAATACCAGATTGCCCACTAATTTTCACTAATAAACTATGATCAGTGTTGAAACTGTTGGATATCACAGTTTTTGTGTCCAACACATTATAATAATATCGTGTCGAAGTAGTATTTTGTCTAATTATATCAGTAATTACTAATCCCCTACCACTATCATTTATTGTTGGAGTTTGTGCAGATATATTGTAAGTTTGTTGTACTCCGTTACTGTCGTTTGGCATAGGAATCATCAAATAACCAAACAAATAAGCACTTGTATCCGTTGTTTCTGTTGGAGCTTGAACTACATAAGTTCCTATTAAAGTATCAGTTCCTATACTAATATCTTTAACTGGTTCACTAGTGAAATTGCCACTTACATCATTTATATACATTGTAACATCTGATCCTAACTGGTGTCGATAGGCTATTCTTCCTGCAGAGTTACCTGAGGTTACTACATCTCCTGCTACTGGCAAATTAATATAATTATTAACTGTTAGAATTGTTTCTACTTTTGCAGTAATAGTATGCGTTCCGTCAATGTGTGTTTCATTGAAATTACTTACAGTGCCGTTAAACGGCTGTCGTGATAATAAACTGGTTTGAGTTTGATTAGCATTAGTTAACTGATTCCAATTCAGTACGATAGTGTCATTTATTGTAATAGCATCATAAACATTTTTTGGTGCTTTAATTAAATAATGATCAATAGTATTTGTTTGACTAGATGATTCTGTAAAAGGATAATTGCCTGTCAATAAGAATGGAATATCTTCGCTACCACTTGCATCTAATCCTATACTTGTAAATATATCGTTATAATTTTGAAAACTGCTAAATGTAATGTTAGACAAATCTTGTACAAAATTTGATCTTGCTGCCCAAAAACGATTTGCGTAGGACACAACATCGTCTGCATTATATGATGCTGTAGTTGAATATGAACCTATAAACTTTGTCTTAACATTACTAGCTGTTGGTGCACCAACTATTAAGTATCTGCCATCTGCAGATAAACACACACTACGTCCATAACTTTGACTAGTAGCAATATCTAAATTTGGTTCTAAAATTTCACTTAATTGCCATGCTTGATTCTGAGCTGCTCGATTATAAATATAAACTTTACCATTACCATCATTTTCTGCTCCTATTACTAAAATTGTATTTCTGCTTTCAACATCATATGAGTTAGCAAATTTTGTAGATCCGGACTCAGGGTTGGTAACTTCATATCCTTCTACGAAATTATTTTGATTTTGTAATACTGTCCATTTTTCATTGCCATCTTTATCAATCCAGATTTTATCATTTTTATCAAGATGATTTTCAGCCAATCTATTAGCCTTCTCAAAGTCAGCTACTCTTACACTATTAAAAATTCCAAATATACCCGTACAGGAACCAAATTTTTCACTACCTACTAAGCCTACAAATGTTGAAGTACTCTCAAACTCGATCACATTTAAAATAATACTTTTGATTTTAAAAAAACCTTGAACTATTGATTTACTAAACGAACTATTTGCAGAATCATCATAATTTATTTTGGTTATTTGTTGTATATAAACAATATCATTAATTTGTAAATTTATCGGCGTCTCGGTTAATTCTACACCAAATGTATCAGTAGAATGATCAAATGTAACAATATTGTCTATGATATATTCTGCATTTTTGAATTTGTAAACATTCCAAGACTTATCTACGTTTCCGACCCAAACATAATCATTAATTTTTAATAAGGTTGGATCAATAGTTAATATATCATCATATGTACCAAGTATATGTGTAACATCGTCTGGATGGACATAACCACTATTTTTTACATAAGTGTTTTGTATATATGTTGTTGGAAACGGTTTGTGATCATAACCAACTGGAGCTGTGTATACTTCATATTTTGGTATTCTGTATATTAAATCTGTTTCTCTCCCTGTAATATAATCAGTTAATAATATAGGTTGTGGAGTAAGCTTGAATTTATCTTCATCTAAAATATATTCAACTTCTTCAAATGTATCTGTTGCTCCGTATTGACCATCTCTAATAGCCCATTCTTCATAAAATTCTAAGCTATCTTTATTTGCACTTGCAAGTACATCAAATAATTTTGTGAGACTGTTCCTAGTGCCTTTTTCTTGGATATAACCTTGATAAAATTTGTACTGACTAACATCATCATTGATAATATTCTGTAAATACTTTCTTTTTTGATAGCCAATCAGATGCTGTGCCATTTTTTGCTGCTCACTATCAAAATTATCGCTATCAAGACTATAAAAATCTGTAAATTGTTTAACCTTATAGTCAAAATTTGGTAACAGACTAGATTCAGGAGGAGCATCAAGTTGATACCATTCCTTTGAATCAAACAAAAGTGAACCAGCAATTTTACGTCTGGCTATATAATAAAATTCTTTATGTTTTACTAATGATCCTATAGCATAATCATTCCACTGTTTCCATTCGGTTAATGTTGCATCATCATACACAAATCCGGAAAGATTTACAGAACCGTTCCATCCAGCTGTTCTATAACCAGCCACTTTAATTCTATCTTGCCGATATCCAGGTGTAATGTTGTATATGGTATCATTAAAGTCTGTTTTGTTATCTAGTAATACTGTGTGCTCTGTTGTAATTAAAGGTAACTTTATAAGATATATCCCGCTGGTTGTATTAATTACTTCAGCACTAAAAGTATTGTCATCATCTTTGAAAAACCTTAAATTTTCTTTTCCTAATGTCTTACCATTTGCCTTCAATATACTGTAATTGTTCCTATTACTAATTACATTACCTACAGTAAAATTTGGATCCTGAAAATTTATCTTTCCTGCTCCTGGACTTAATGAAATTACAGCTCCTGCAGCCCAATTTTGTGTGGTCCAAAACACAAATTGATTAGCAGATAAAAACCAATCTGATACTTCATAAACATTTTCATTAAATGTTGAAAATGAAAATCCTTGTAATTCTAAATATTGCCCATATCCTAATAAAAAATCAACAACATCTTGAATTTCAGTAAATAAGGTATCATAGTTGAGTGTGCTAACATTGTCCTCAAATACTTTCCTATAAGTCAAAGCAACTCCGCCTTGCGTAGGTAATTCTGGCAATTCGACAAATTTAGTAAGATCAATTTCTCCAGTAGAAGTATGTGTTTCTATGCACCTATAAAATTTAGAATTTAAAGAATTTTTTACAATAGTATCTGTTGCGTAAAATTTATTTACATCCCACGTAATAAATGCGGCACTTACTCCGCCTACATTAATAACTGGATCAGTGGTTTTAGGAATAGGCTTATGGTATTTAAAATTAGGCAAAACACTGTCATATCCTTTGACATAAAATCCAGCTGCTTGCTTTTCTATAATTACTCCGCTATATACTATTTCTTTGACAACTGCACTTGAATTCGAGAAAATTTTGTAGTTATTCTCAGGAATAAAAACATTGCCTTGATTTAGAGGTGTACGACTATCTAGTATAATTTTAAATTTTTCTTTTTCTGTAAAACCTCCTATCTTAAAAGCTAGTTGATTTGTTATAGACTTTATTTCTTCTTTATATTCTTCAATAGACTCACTAAATTCTTGATTTTTGTATTCTATAATATAATTAATTAAACCACTAGTGTAAACTTCATTCGTATCTTTCACTGTGTTTGGAAAAATTAAATTAGATAATTTAATAAAAGTGCCAAGCGTATCACCATAAACAAGTTGTCCAGCAATATTTCTTTTTTGTCTGCTCCGATCAAAAGCTGTAGCAAATACTTTACAAGGCTTATTAATAATAAAACTTTTTAAAAGACTAAAAGGATAATCACTACTATGTCTCCATGCATTTTCTATAGGTGCGCCGTCTCCAAACTTAAAACCATCTTGTAAGAATCTATTTGTAATTTGATATGGTAAGTTTGCTTGACTAGGTGACCTTAAATTTCCATCAGCATCAACAGGTATTTTTTCCAGTAAATCTGGTCTTATATATTTTGAATTAATTGTAAAAGTAGGTTGACGTATAATTCCTTTAGATAAATCTTCCCACATAATTAAATTATTAGAAGTATAAGGAGGCTTTCCGTATTGTGTTTGCCACCAACTTGGTTCTTGACTAAATCCTAACATTTCCCAAGGATGTGTGTTAGGTCTATCAGTGTCATATACATATCTATAAATTTGATTTATCCAACCTGGCATCGATTCAGCATTACTAAACGATAATGTACCATAATTATATGTTGAAGAATTATTTAAATCAAAATATATATTATCAGAATACTTACCATTTACCAACTGTGTCCAATCAATAAAATCACTTAGCAAAGCGTTATTTAATTTTTTTGCAGGTCCGCCTACTTTACGATATAAACCATCAATAAAATCATTTATATCAAAGAAAGTAGTATCATAATGCATTTTACAATTATTATATATTCTCTTTTCTAATTCTAATAATAAATTATCCTTATAATCAAGGAACGCTGGTATCCTACTACCATCGTGTCCCTGTATAATCACTATACCTTCATCCCATTTTTCATAATCATTTGATTCATACTGACCTATATTTTGATCTGTTGTTGGCATAAAAAATGGTCTATCTAGTCCTTCAAACTTATATAGTACGGCCTGTCCTGATCCACCTAATGCTGTATCTTTATTCTTTGCGTCTAAAATGTTTGTATAACAAGGATAAGCCCATCCTGCTGAATCACTGTTATATTGATTGCCTACAGGTTGGCCATAGATTTGAAAAGGCTTTACAGAATATGAAAACGAATATCCGCTATCAACATACCCAATTTCTGCATACGTATCAGCCTGATTTACTGTTGGATTATTTTGCCCATTATTACCTATAAATGTATCAATATAGATTTTAGGAGTAAATTTAGGATATAGACCTAATTTAGTTGGTGTTGGCGGAATATAACTTCCATGTGTAGAGTCGTATTCGTAAATTTCTATTACATCATCCACTTGCTTGTAACCAGTATAAACAACAAATCCGTCTACATCAAATGTATAATCTATCCCATATAATGATAAATTGCCATTCCGATATACAGACACAGCTCTTTTGCCTAATTCACTTTGTGAAAAAACTTGATTCAGTGGAAAGTATGTTTGATCAGTATCAACAAGTGTAGTGCTACTTGTTAGAACTCCTACTTGTGGTAACATATCACTGAAATAAAATGGCATATCACTTGTTTTATCAATATTCATTTGTGCAATAATATTATCAACATGCGGTTTAGTCCTACCGTCAAATCCTAAAGTATCAGCAGTAGTCAAAAAATTACGTTTAAACTTACTGTATTCTGTCTTAGCAAAATTTACCGCACTTATCACATTAGAAGATTCATTGCTCAAATGATATGATACTAAATTAAATAAAGCACTATGAGCTTGAAATTTCTTTCCATATTTTGAAATTTCTCCTAAATCTCTAATATTACTCAAACCAGGATATACACCATCAAAATTATCAATCTCCTCAACAATTGTGCTTAAATGATCATTTACTTCTCCTAAAGTAAAATCTGTAAGATTATTATTCAAAGGGTTTTTTTCTAGATTTCCAGGTATTTCATAATATCCATTATTATTTTTTTGATACTTTGATCGTATTTTAATTAAAATTACATCACCTTGTTTACAACTAGGTAAAAACTGCAAAAACTTTCTGTCATTTGCATTTGCATATATCACATAATCTGTGTCCTTTTTTTGAATAACATTGTTTTTATAAATTCTATACCATGCATGATCTAAAAAATCAGTCTCGTCATACATGTCTAAAGCAAAATACTCCTGATTTTCGGCTGCTATTTCTTGTTTTATAACATTCTGTGAACTATCAAATTCCCCAATTGCCCATCCATTACTTAATTGATATTGTGTTCTGTCATTGTAGATACGCACAAACCCTTGGTCAGTAGACTGTGTTAGCACTTGATTACTGCTGTTATACACAAAACTTTTAGTTACTAAGTCAAAAGAAAACACAATATCTCCAGTGTTAACTATGTTTTTGTATAAAACTGGAAAGCCTAATTCTTCATCATTTGTTCCTACAGCATCTGCATAACAAAATATTTTATTGCCATTGAATTGAGAATATTGGTAGTTAACAGAATCATTGAATTGTATATCTGTCCCATCATACATATCAAATAAAGGAGACTGATTAACTTTTGTTTTTGCTTGGGCAGTTTTCCATTGCGTTCCATTGTAGTAGAAAATTTTTCCGCCATTTAATGTACCTTTAGTAACAAGTACAGTTTCGTCAATCAAAGGATCTGTATCTTCATCTTCTATTAAAGTTATCTGTGTTCTGTTATTAACTGTTAATAATTTTACTTTATATATTTTTCCATAAACCATTGGATCCGTATCGGCCACAAACATAATTCTCATACCAGCTACTAGGTCTACAGAATCTATGTTATATCCAAGTGATCCTTCTACAATAGAAAAGGCATCTGTAGTAAAAGTATCAATTAAGTCTATACTTTGTTTAGCATGTGTGCCAAAATTGTGTAATCTTATCCCATCATTAAATTCTATAATAGGTCTTTTAGCCCGTGCAGCTTGATCTAAAACAAATGCCTGTCCATTTAATTCTAATGATTTTTTTATTACATCTTTATGGATCCATCGATTATATTTTGACCATAAATTACCGTCTCCACTTGATTTATTGATGGTTATATAATCTTTTGCTACTGGAAATCCTAAGGCTTCAGAGAACGGATAAAAATCAAATCTAGTACCATCAAATTCTACTTCAATATCAGATGTAAACAAACCACTTACTAATAAATCCTCTTGGTGTATTAACTTTATAGCCTTACCTACACCTTCTACATACCATTCTCCACTAGCGTATTTTTCACTTAGTACATTACCGACAAATTTTACTTTCATTCCATTTGAAAAATTCCAATTATTAGTTGTAGTATATGTTTTTTTACCAATTATTTCTTTCTCAACATCTATTTCGGTATTTTCTATAATGTCATTTATACGAAATAATCCAGATACGTTTGGATCGCTTTGCGATATATAATACAAATAATCAGGTGCATTTTCCGGAACAGTGAATTCTATAACTCCTTTTTCGACGAAAATTGTTTTTGGGGAAAAGAATCCTTCATCATTAAATTCTGTAAACCCTGTTTCATATACAAAATTTTGTATACCAGTGCTATATATTAAATCTGTATTTTCGTCAGTTTTATATAAAGTTAAATCAAAATTACCTTGAGATCTTACTCCAGCTTGTGTTTCAACAAGTGTAGTTGACCCTGGAATAAAACTCTTATTTGTTGCAAAAGCAATAGGATAATTTGGAGTGTCTATTTCAAAACGATACTTTTGTCCTCTAAATAACTTAATTGTAGGATTATCAGTTACTCCATCTGGTGTAAACAAATATGTAATATTATCTGCATTGTTCTTTAAACCAATTGTATATGTGCTTTGTACATCCTTAGATTGACCAGCTACATTAATAACAGCAGGCCCAACGGGCATCCAATAATATTCACGGAAATTTACAAATTTATCCCAATCAATGTGTGGATTCCATGAATAATATTCCTGTGAATTTGTATCATTATGATTAATTGGATCATTACCATATAATTTTAAAGTGTTTATATAATCATTATAATCTGCATAAAATTTTATATTTCCAAGCTCATCTTTTATTATGCTCGCTGGTTCTAATTGATAATTTTCTCTATCGTCAGTGATATCCCCTATATAAGTATCTGTTGATGAAAAAGCTTTTGCATTTTTTCGACCATAGTAACCATTAATTTTTTCTGCTACACCAGGCTGCATTAACCTGTCTAATGTAGCATTCAAAAACTTATTGTTAAACTGGGTGCGAAAATATTTTGGTAAATGATTTTTTACCTTTCTTTTGTAATTTTTATTTCCACCCGGAAGTGCCGGTTCTAGTTGATTGTCTTCAAATGCCATTAATATTTTCCTGTTTAATATCCGCTGCTACTACTTGATCCTGAACTACTACTTGATCCTGAACTACTACTTGATCCTGAACTACTACTTGATGCCGAACTGCTGGTTGATGTAGAGGTTGTTGTATTCACAGCCGATGTAGTACCCGACACTAATGCACTTGAATAGTTTGATGCAGTGCTAGTAGTTGAGGTCACACTTGCTGCACTTTGTATTCCTGTATTAATGTATCCGGTATTTGTCACTACTGATCCTGTAGAGTTCAGTCTACTTGCGGTTACGGCATCTATTATGTTAATATCATCAACCGTTATACCACTGATAAAAATTTCGTCTGTTTCGGATTTTATTTCATATAAACTTCCAAATGATTGATTTGCTTGTAACGGCACTAATACAATTGTTACAATTGTAGGAGCAAGTTGTTGCATAATATATGCACTCAGTTCGGAAAAATAAAAAGTTTCTCCAAACTCCCAATTTTCTAAAGCAAAATATTGATTGATTTTATTCACTGCAGATGTTTTAATTTCATTATTATCTAGCACAAGATCAGGGTTTTTTACAATTTTTAACGATGCTTGTAAATTTGTATCTGCTTTATTACCAAAAAGAATCCGATATTTGGCTGAATGATAAATTATTTCATCAGTTAATGATTTAATATTATTTACTGATGAACCAAATTGCACAAATAATGAATCTGAGGATGCTGGTAATGGCTTAGAAGTGCTGACTCCATTTAGATACTGCCGGAAACTCTTATCATAACTTCTTGTCAACAAATATGTATCTATTATGTTTGTGACACTAGGGTCAATCCTACTATTATCATCTGCTGCATGAACATACTGAAAACGTATTTTATCTCTTCCATAAAAAGCTTTGTAATCACTCGTTAAAGTAAGTGTGGTAGTAGTTTTGTTAAAAGTTTCAAAAATGTCTTCTTCGATGTAATAAAATTTTTGTCCATCATCATACACACTCAGTGCTCCAACTGATGCCTTATTTTGAAAAATTTTAATATTTTCTATAACATTATCAACATAATTATAATCCTCAACACCGTCAGTAGTTAACAACTTTTTTTGAAAAATCAATTTGGTTGAATTTAGTGGGCCGATTATTTCTTCAAATATTTCTGGATTATCTACTACTCCATCGTCGTCACTATCGAAAAAATACACTTGTATTTTACTAGTGTTTACATATCCGCCGGCATCCCTAAATTGTGCTGTGACTTGCCAATCAAAATCTATTGTAAATTTATCTAGACTACCTGGTTTATTGTTATTATTTAAAATTGTAATTTTATCTTTAACAATTTTTCCTGTTTTATTGTTGTAAATTTTATCTGTATCATCATAATAAAATCTAATTTCTTTCTCACTTTCAAAAATGTATCTAGAAGCCCTTGTAGTGATAGTATATTTTTCATTATCTGTAGTAAATTTTAATATCCAACTGCTATCTAACTTTTGATTTGAATTATCTCCTGTTTTTCCAACACTAAATGAATTTACCACATCTAAATTTGCTTCTGTTATTAACCGCCATTGTCTTAAATCTCTATCAAATCTAAGGCCAAATGTTAAATTAGCATAGGCTTGATCAATAATATTTGTTTGTACATCAGATGTAAGCACTTTTGGTATAGAGGGCAAAATTACACTTAATTTAGCACCTGTAGGTATTATGTCATTCAACATAACTGGTCCTGTGCCGTCAGCTGCAACTATGATTCCATTGTCATTTATTGATATTACTTTTACCCATTTGTAAGTAACTGCATTGGCATGATCTACTGCTCCTGTCATTAGTGTATGGCTGTTATCTGCCATAAAATGTTTGCCTGTTGGAGCGATAAATTTTACACTACAACCTGCTGTCAAATTTTTAAGTATGCCATCACTTTTATTACCTATCATCTGCTTGATATTATTTTCGTTTTCAAAATACCCAGTATTTAAATTTGTATCTGAAGTGCTTTGATACCAAAAAATGTTTAAATCAGATACATCTATTTTAGTGTATTCATTAAAATAAAAATTACTTATATAGTCGCTTGCAATAATAGGTTCTATTATATTGGCTATTATTCCTTCTATATCTGTTTTTGTTGAAAAAGTAAAATTCTGTGTTGTTAAATAATTTTCTCTATAAAGGATGCCATCTAAGCCAAACAAATTTGTTTTACTATATTTGCCTGTTGAATCTGTTAAATCAAAATATCTTGAAATGCCACTTGCAATTCTATTCACACTTTTTGTTTTAACTATTTCTTGATTAACATTTAATAAGCCAATTTGATAATCTTCTGCTGTTATTAATCTATTTTGTGTATAATATGTAGCTGGAGCATTTTGTTTAATACTAGCATTACTTTCTGCTGGTACAGCATTATCAACAGTGTACAATAGTTCAAAAGTAAAGTTTAAAGTTTCTTCTTTTCCTACCACACTCGTGTAGGGTACGCTTATACTCACCCCTGTTAAGTCACGTGGCTTTATAACAATATTATCATTCCTTGATGCTCGAAAATATGTTTGAAAACTACCTACTGGTAAATTTCCAAAAACACCATCTGAAAAAACAAAGCTTATTTTATCATCTAATCTAGTAAGAACGGTGTAAATATCTCGTACATTTTTATTTAAACTATTGTAAATTATATTATTACCTTCAATTGCATCAACTTTTGTCCACAACCTATCAAATGTAAGATCTGTATTTAAACTGTATAACCATACATCATCATTGTTAATATTTGCTGCATCAATTGATACAATCTGATTAGGTACTGCATTTGTTATATTAAAAGTTCCTTGATCTAATGTACCTTGCTTGAACAATACAAAAAATCCTGTTGAAGAACTTCCAGCACCTTGACTGTCATTCCTATATAAGATTGAAAAATTATTCCCTGGTAATGGCGGTTCTTCTGTAATATTTTGATTGAGCATTGTAGACACAATTTCACACTTAATATTATTACCGTCTATGAAACGAGTAAAAGGAAAAATTGGTACACTTGTAGCACTTGATGTTCTTATCCTATATCTTTCTGTAGTTACATTATCAATTGTGTCTTTCTGAACCGGCTTGCCAAAATTTTCAGTTTCTGTAAAAGCTCTATTGAGTATTTTTATAAATTGTTCATACCAATTACTATTTGTTGGATCATTCCAAATTATAGTTTGATCTCTCAAATTATTATTATTAGTATCAATGATATCCTCTGTACTGCTTACAGAAGATATTTTCAACAATCCGCTTGCAGAAATATTCCTTTTTGGTGTATAGTTTACCAATCTAGCTAATCGTAATATGCTTTCACGTCTTTCAGCAAGTTCTAAAAAATTTTCTCTTGCATTAAGATCTATCCTAAAGGCCAAATTTTGACCTAAATATGCAATTAAATCCACCAGTGCAATATATTCTGAACTTTCTATGTAATCATTAAAATCTTCAGGATAATTATCCCTTAGATAATTGATCATTGTTCTACGCAAATTATCAAAGTCGTAATTCTTAAAATCTGCATTCCTATATGATTGGTAGATGCGCTTCCAATCTTCGGCAAGCAACAGTCTATTTTGCCTATCAGTTGATGACATTTTCAATATCCTTTTTTGTTATTTATCGTGATAATAAAACACACATTTTATGACGATAAGAAGCCAGCATCTGCATCAAACTTCATACGCATTTTTTCTTTTATGCTATATTGTAAATATACTATATCTATTTCTATACTGATCCCAGTTTCGTAATTGTCAACAAGTAAATTATCAAGCCTTACCCTTGGATCATTTGAAATGATTCCCTTTACATTTTCTGTAATTAATCTTATTGTTTGTTCTGTATATGGTTCAAAAAGCATATCCCATATAATAGTACCGAATCTTGGATCACTTAGTTTTTCGCCCTGCCTAATATGGAAATGATTGATAATATCTTGCTTTATCAATGCTATATCATATAAACTTACACTATTTGATTCAGGATTTACTGTTGACAATCCTTTGTAGGTTTTGCGATTGTAATCAAACTTATTCTGTTGTGTAGTATTAACCTCAACTTGTTTATATAAATCCTGCTGCATTATTTTGCCTTCCTAAAAGTATCTATTGTTTCACTATATTTCTCTTCAACTTGTGGTGTTCTAGTTGTGCTATCTGTTTTATCTCTATAAAACATTTCTGGTTTTAAATTTTCATGACTATAATAAGGTTCGTGCATTGGTATACGAATTGGAAGATATGCAGGATCTGTGAGTTCAGGCAAAACAGCATCTTGAGCGTTTGCTGCTGCTAGTGCAGTAGGTCCATTTGTACCTCTTTCCGATCCACTACCAAATTGTTGAATTTGACTCATTTTGTTTAAAGGTGCATTGTATTCATTGCTACTGCCAGCTGTTATAAAATTTTTGTTAGCTGATTTAACATGATTCGCATTCATAGCAGTAAAAAAATTATTTTTTGCTTTAACCGTTGCATTAACATCAGCATATATTCTTAAATGCTTATCACTTTTGATATGCATGTCTGTACCAGAATGCTGATAAAATTCTTCTCCTGATTTTTGATCAAATGTAGTATCTGCAGCATGATAAGTTTTTTTATTACTGTGCTGATGTATATTACGCTTGGCTAATAAAAAGAAATCTCTGTCAAATGTGGCATGGCCGTCTTGTGATACTTCTAATTTGAAATCTCCAAGTTTAGGATGTGTACCAACTTTCCAATATACATCTCTACTAACATCTATATAAAGATTATCACCTGGCTGATCAACAGTAGGCAGTGATTCAAATGAATCCCATTTCCAAGTACCATCTTCATTTTTTATTCCTAATTCCGGTCTTAACGACGGATCTTTTTTAACTTCTGCTGTACCTACTTTCCAATGTGTTCTATTTCCAGATTCAAGTCGCATTTGTTCATTAGCTTTTATGTTAACATTTCCTGCTGCTTCTAAATTAATATCTCTTTTTGCTTTTACATTGAAATCATTTTCAGTATGTACACTTACACTGTCTTTTGCATATATATCAATTTTTCCATTACTTGTTAATTCTATCCATGCAGTACCCTGTGCATTAATTACGTATATTAAATCCTCTGTATTGTGTAATAAAATTTGATGACCAGTCCTTGTTTTTAACCTTACTAGTTCATTGTGTAATAATGTTGGATCTCCACTTTTGTCATTTGCTTCTACTTTTGCATAATCAGGAGGGTCTGTGCTTGCTGATTTTTTACGTAATATTTTTTCATCTCCATCATCCATTACTAAACTTGTACCACCTAGCCTGCTCCAGGGAATATTAGCTTGAGCATATTTCTCTCCATATTTAACTTTTGGTTTGCCATCACGCCTATCTAGAGGTCCAGGTGTGCTCCAACCAAAAACCATACTAGGCACTTCTCTCCTAGCACTACTTGTATTAGTGCCTCTCATTTGGTCATCTTGTATACCTTGATTTGTTATAATATCTAGATGATCTTTTGCATGAGATTTTTCAAATTGTGTAGGATCATTCCCTTTACCGGCTGGTTTGGATCGAATTATTTTTTTATTATATTCTGCAACAGGAATCATCTTACTTTTATCAGTGTCATTGTAAGTAGTTGCAGCATATCCTGGCATCATAAAATTCATAAAATGATCTTGAACACATCCTATCCAGTATCCATGACTGTAATTATTTTCTGCCATTAGCACTAATACTTTTACACCAATATCAGGAGGAATAGCCCACATACCATAACTTTTTTGTGTGTTATCATATCCATCGTTAACATTAACACCCTCTCTTGGAGTTACTCCCATAAATGGGCTTACATATGTGCAAGGAATAAAATATCCACTGCTTTCTTCATTAGCACCTATACCAGAATTTTTAAGAATTTCTACCTCAATACTTCCCATATATTCTACATCTAGATGATTAACAATTTTACCAATATATGGTCCAGTACTGGTCATCCAATCTGGTTTTACAGCCCTAGTTTGTTGATTTCTTGCTTGGTACATATACCTATTAATCCCGTTTAAATGATGACGTGCTTGTTTTTCTTAACCGAGCTACTTCTGCATCAACTGTTTCTCTTACTGCTTGCACTTGTGTTTGTACTCTTTCTTTTGCTGCAGCTACCATAGATCCAAGACTTTCATCCGGCTTAACATTATATCCACCAGGTGTCATATCTCTTACTTTTGCTATTTCTTCAGCATCAAAAGCAAGATCTTCTGCAAGTTTATTAACTTCAGGTGCTACAGTATCTAATCCTTTTTGGTTTCGTCGTCTAATAAGTTTTAAATCTTGAGTAAATACTCCGTCTGAAAAATTGTTTATACATTGAATTACTTGATATATGCCACTAAATTGCCTAATTTTCTCAAATTGAGTAATATACCCTTCTTCTGAATAATCAATAGGTGTTTGAAAATTTACTAATATATCTGTTTCACTACGTTGATAATCCATAGTTCCGTCAGCTGTAATATTAATAATAGGTGTTGCATCAGCTGCATAATTACCCATTCCGCTATCTGCTATGAAATACGGGTCTCCTAGTATTTTTATATCAGCCATAATTAAATCTACAGAACTGTTTAAGAGTGCATCTGAAAAATCTCTTGCCATTGTAGTTTCAACTTCATCATTATTGCCTGCTTTGCTACTACTACTTTGAACAACTTCTTCTTTTATGGTAGTATTGATATTCTTATTTTCAATTTGTCCTCTTTCTGCTATTTGTGAATTCCTGCTGATTACTTGATCTGCAGTTGCTTCTTGATTAGATTTAGCAGTGATTTGCCTACTACCTTTCATACTTGCCAATGCGGTAAAAAATGCCTTGTCAAACTTTATATCAAATTCTAATACATCATCATTTAACCCAGAATAAATGTAATTATATTCTTTCACACATTGTTTTTCTAGAGCTGCTAGTCCGAAAGATGATTCTGTGCTATGTCCAAATCTATTAAGATGGACCATATGTGGTATAACACGATACACATATACTTTAGGTAATTCTCCTGAACTTCTTTCCTGTTCCTTATTATCTACTAAGAACACATGACTTTCTATTTTGAACCAAGGAATCATTCCATTTCCATCTGGTTTTACTTCACTTATCTTCCGTCCATAATCACTTAATAGAATAATTTCTTCAATCATTTCTTGAATTGACATTCCTCTAGGAAAACTTATACTAGTGCGAGATGGATCTATTTGAATATTATCTCGAACGAATACTCCGTCTTTTTCTACAAATCCAGGGCGACCAAACGGTCTTCTTTTGACTAATTCTTTATTATCAATTAATTTTGCTAATGCAATTTCATTTACATTTGATTCATTTTCATAATGTTTCCTTATTGATTCTCCTATTGTGCTTTTACGCACCACAATTCCTAGGAATTGACTTAAATCCACATCAAAATCCGCTGGCATTTTTCCCTCTTCTCCGCCTACAGAAAGATACACTTGTTTTTTCCTATCTGAGGACAGACTTCTCTGTGCACTTGCATTACTGGCTGCTGGATTAACATCAGCACTGCTCGCATATTTGCTTAATTCATCTCGAGTTCCGACCTCCTTCGGAAATGTAATAATATATTGATTGCCAAAATTGATTTCTCCGTTGTTTTTCCTTTGTTCTTCACGCTCGTTAAACACACTTGAAATACTTTTTCCGCCTTTTAAACAACACTCATGTACATTGATTCCTGTAATCGTATAATCTATTTTACTATTCTGGACAGCACTTGAAAATGATTGTTCGTTGTAAGGTATGCCTAACACAGTATAACTACTGCCTGATTCATTTACAGTAAAATCAATATTAACAAACTTAAATGGAAACATTCTTCTCAATTTGTTTGTATAGTCATTATCTATTTTAACTCCATCAGTATCCCAACCTACAAATTCTACTTCCAATAAGTAAGGAGCTTCTAGATAATCCCTATAGCCTGCATTATCAGCTGCGTTTTGTATTGTTTCTAAAAACATTCCCATACTATAAGGTTCAAAAATTTCAAACTGTAAACTTGTTGCATTAGTTAATCTAGTTTTTATAGTTGGTGCTACTAAACTTTTTATTTGTAAATTATCTATAAAAAACTCACGTTGTCTCGGTGAAGATGATGGTACACCTCCACCTGATTTTAAAATTTTATGAGTAACATTTCCTTTTCTATAAGTTCCGTGTGGATTATGTAATTCGTCTATAGTTAGGCAACTCATTGTAAAAATATAATTAAAACTTGAAAATATCCTCAAATCATTTGGCAAAAGTGCTGTTGCTTCTTTTTCTTCGTCAACTGATTTCGTAGCAGTGGGAGTAGATTGCTTATCTGTACTACTAAATTCTTTTTCTACATCTATTTTTGCTGCCATTATGTTGCCATAAACTGCTTTAGATTACTAGGTTTAGGTAAAAATATCCTAACACCGGCTTCAAAATCATATATTGGATCTATTAAAACATTCATATTTCTCTGTGCAAATACCCACCATAAATTATGATTTTCATATATATCGTGTGCCAACAAATCAGGTCTGTGTGTATACTGCTCCTGTATGACATATGGTATGTCGTCACTTTCTGCAGGTATAGATCGAATAGATAATATATCTAAATATCTTTCGTTAACAATATTTGTATCATGCCATGGACTGTATGCTCTATATGTACTCATTAGATAAATTTACCTCCTTTTGTTACATACTCTCCAGCTATGAAGCTTTCAAAATTAAAACTTTCTACAGTTTTTCTACTATACAATGGTTGTAATTGCACTGTTATAGTAGATCTACAAGGAGCGTGAGATTCCTCACCAATAAAATTACATTTTATATAATCAACATCATTAGGCAATTCTGTGGCAAAACTTATTAAAACTACAGGAACATCATTAAAAACATGCTTTCCGTATCCATTAAGTCTAACAACTGGAGGAGGAGATCCCCTATCTTTTGCATCTAAGCCATATGCCATTTTTGATACAGATCTCAAATAATGGATTGCACTTAACCAATATCTTGCTTCAAACTCTTTTTCAACTGTAAACTCTCCTGCTATTGTAATTTGATCTGTAGATGAATTTTGATATGCATAGAAAGGATAATTACTGTGAATAGGTTTAATTGCATTATAACTTGCACTGTTAGATAAAGTTACACTAGGAGTATAAGGAAAAACCAGCTGACCGCCACTTTCTTGTAAAGGAAGCATAGCTGGTAAGTCTCCAAAAGCCATTGGCAAACTAAGCCTAACTCGCCAATCACTGTTTGTTTTCGCATCTTTAGCAGCGGATGGAGCTTTTGATGTTTCGCCTTCTTCTCCTGCAATTATTTTAGATTTCCTTTGATTACTCATGTAATCGGTTACAGTATCTTGCGCACTTGTTACTTTACCTGTTACATAGGCACTAAAATCAGAACCAGCATTCCTTATACCGATCCCAATTTCTTGGACATTAAAAGAAGACATAATAAATTCCTATTAAAGTATTACAGTTATTTATTGACTTTTTTAAACACATAGTTTATAATATATAAATAATTTGGAGCCTTCATGAAAAAAATAAATTATTTAAATAACAAAGATATCTTATCAGAAATACACAAAAGCAAAAATTCTTTTTCTAGTTATTCACAACCAGAATACCATCAATTTGATTTAATTGTTAATTCATTAGATGGTATCAATCATCAAAGTATAGTTGAAGCGCAGAAAAACAGAGCAAAAAGGCTAAGTTTAGAACGTTTCGAAAGTATGAAAGAAACAACTCCTAAAATTAAGTTAGCTGATGTTGAGATTAATTACAACTCTATATCAGAAACTGAATTAATTTTCCGTGTTATGACCTATGATCATATTCCAGATGAGCCAGGTAGGAAAAAAAATCCAAAAACTATTGCTGACACTAAAACAAAATTAAACTTTCCTCCATTCCAGCATTGGAAATTTGATGATAGTAATCAACTTATATGTGTAGGTAAAAGTCATTGGAAAGATCATGTTCATTTTGGAAATTTTTCTTTAACAAACGGTATTGCCACTGATAAATTAGCACTAATGTGGCTGAAACTATGCGACAGATATGCTACTAGAGGAAATGTAAGAGGATACACTTATAATGACGAAATGAAAGGGCAAGCTATATTACAATTAACACAGATTGGACTACAATTTGACGAATCAAAATCTGCTAATCCTTTTGCTTACTACACTGCTGCAGTTACAAACTCTTTTGTAAGAGTAATAAATTTAGAGAAAAGAAATCAAAATATTAGAGATGACATTCTCGAAATGAACAATATGAACCCTAGCTACACTCGTCAAGCACAAGATGAATGGGCAGTATCTCTTAAAAGAGAACAAAATTCTAAAAATTATTAGAGAAAAAGGTCTTATTGTTTAAAAAAGCGGCTGTATTTACTGACATACACTTTGGCTTAAAAGGCAACAGTAAAACACATAATTTAGATTGTGAAAACTTTATAGATTGGTTTATCAAACAAGCACATGAACACGGATGTGAAAGTGGTATATTCTGTGGTGATTGGCATCATAATCGAAATCATTTAAATCTTACCACAATGTCAGCTACTATTCGTAGCCTTGAAAAACTTGGAAATAATTTTGATAATTTTTTTATTTTTACAGGTAATCATGATTTGTATTATAAAGATAAAAGAGATATACATTCGGTAAATTTTTCTAGACATATACCAGGTATTACTTTAATAAATGATTTTTATCAAGAAGATGATGTAGCATTAGTGCCTTGGTTAGTAGACGACGAATGGAAGAAAATACCAGAATGTAAAGCAAAATATATGTTTGGGCATTTTGAACTACCTAACTTCTATATGAACGCTATGGTCAAAATGCCTGAGCACGGAGAACTAAGAAACAGCCACTTTAAAAATCAAGAGTACGTGTTCAGTGGACACTTCCACAAACGACAACAACAGAGAAATATACACTATATAGGCAATGCTTTTCCACATAATTATGCAGATGCTTGGGACGATCAGCGTGGTATGATGATACTAGACAAAGAAAATGCCAAAGATCCTGTATATATTACTTGGACTGAAGCTCCAAAATATAGAACAACTACACTAAGTTCTCTTTTAGATCCTACAAATAATATTATCAAATCTAATATGTATCTACGTGTTACAATAGATTTGCCAATTTCTTACGAAGAAGCACAATTTATAAAAGAAACTTATATAAATCAACATGCTTGTAGAGAAGTTACACTTATTCCCAAAAAACAAATAGAAGAAATTTCAACCGAATTAGATATTAGCCAATTTCAATCAGTTGACGAAATTGTGTCTAAAGAAATAAATGAAATAGATAGCAAAAGTTTTGATAAAAAACTTTTATTAGATATATACAACGAACTTTAACATGATTATAATTAAAAATTTAACTGTAAAAAACTTCATGAGTGTAGGAAATCAAACACAGGGAGTAAACTTCAACAGTGAAAATCTTACATTAGTACTTGGAGAAAATCTTGATCAAGGTGGCGATGATGCTGGCTCACGTAACGGCACAGGCAAAACTACTATAATAAATGCTTTATCATATGCATTGTATGGTCAAGCTTTGACAAATATCAAACGTAATAATCTTATTAATAAAACTAATAACAAAGGAATGATTGTTACACTATGTTTTGAAAAAAATAATCAAACGTACAGAATTGAAAGAGGTCGATCCCCTAATTTGTTAAAATTTTTTATAAATGACCAAGAGCAAGAATTAGTAGACGAAAGCCAAGGAGACAGTCGCCGTACGCAGGATTTTATCAATGATTTATTAGGTATGAGTCATGATATGTTTAAGCATATAGTTGCTCTAAACACATATACAGAGCCATTTCTTAGTATGCGACAAAATGATCAACGAATGATTATAGAACAGTT